GAAGATGAAGAAGATGAAGAAAGTAAAGAAAATAAAGAAGATGAAGAAGAAAATATAAATAAATTAGAAAATAACGAGAAAGTATCAAAGGAAGAAATTCTTAAAAAAGTACAAGATATTAATTATATAATTTAAATGCATCCTCTAAAGATGCATATTTTTTATCATCACTATTATTTACTAAACCATTATATAAATCAGTACCATTATTTTCAACTTTATTATTTCTAATATCTGAAATATTTGATAATTCACTTTTAAAATTATTAGATGGTATTATTTTTTCTGAATTTAATAAATTTAAATTATATTGTTCTTCATTATTTTTATAAAAATTCAATATTTCTTTTTTATTATTATCTCTTTCTAACTCTATTTCTGATAATTCTTTTAATTTTTCTACTTTATTTTCAATATTTTTATTCATTTCTTCCATCTTTAATTTAAATTGATCTGCATTATTTTCTACTTTATTATTAGAATTTAAATTATGTAATTTAAATTGTGATTTTAAATCTATAAAATTTGTATTCTCTAATTCATCTTTTAATCTTAAATTATCATATTCTAATTTGTATTTTTCATTTGATAATATAGTATATGCATTATTTATTAAATTAAATGCATCATATTTTTCTTTTCTTTCTTCTTCACTAATATTTGCACTAAATTTATCAGGATGATAGATCAATACTTGTCTTTGATATGCTTTTCTTAATAATGATGTACTAAAATTTGTTTTTGATAATAAAAATATGTTGTATAAATCGTAATTTATATAATCATTTATAGATATTGACATTATTTATATTATATATAATTATTTATTCTTTCTATATTTTAAGTTAAAATATAATATGGAACCCTTAATTCTTTCAATATTAGGTGATTTAATTAGTTTTGATAGTGGTACTAGTTTTACTCATCGTAAACGAATAACAAAAAGTAAATATGGATCTTCATTTATAGAAGAGGGTATAATTTATGCAATTGAAAAATATTTTTTATTTTTACATTTTGGAAGTGTAAATCGAGATTTGCAACATCATAAATATTCTATTAATACTATTATGATATATGCAACATTAAAAGGATTAATTAATAGTAAAAAAGATGATTATGATCTAAATTGTAGAGAAGAATATAGTAAAATTTATAAAAAATATTCTGATAAAAATAATAAATTTCGGAATATCCTCCCTTTTAATTATTTAAATTTATTAAATAAATTAGATTCTTCTACTTTTAAACCAATATATGATCAAAAAGCAAATGAACCTGTTATTATTACACGTATTATTCCTATTGCATTATTATTTTCAAATAAAAAAGATAGAAAAAAAATGATAAAACAAATAATATTAAATATCTTACTTACAAATTTTAATGTAAAATGTTATTTAAGCGCAGTAACACTAGGATTATTTTTATCATATGGTAAAAATAATATAGATAAAAGTAAATGGGCTATTAATTTAGTTGATTATCTATTAAGTGATGAATTTGAATCTATTATTAAAGAATTAAATTTAGATGATGATACGTTTATTATAGAAAAAGAACAATATGTTACTATGTGGAATGAATATATTGGACAATATTTAAAAAATGCATTAACTGAATTAAATCCAAATATTTATTTAATGATAAAACCTCAACGTCGATATCAATATTTATATTATTTATCTAGTACTCCTGATGAATTTGGATATGGATTTGGTGCAGATGATGCAATATTATGTGCATATGATTCATTATTATATTGTAGAGGATCGTGGGAAAAAATGGTATTAATGGGAGTTATAGGTCCTACAGATAATTCAACAATGGGTACAATATGCGGTACATTATTTGGTATAGAATATAAATTTGAATCGATTATGATAGAAGAATATTTAAATGAAGATTGGGTAAAAAAAACTATAAAGTTAGGAAAGAGTTTAGGATTATAAATTAATTAAAATTTTTTTATAATTTTTTCTAAAATAAGTTATATAAGAGAAATGAATAAAGAACGAGTAAATAAAGACGTTACTGAATTAAAAAACGCTTTAGTTAGACACATCGGTTCTTCTACATTTTCTAACGCTGTCTATAATCCACCTACAAAACTTAACAGAAACCCTATTAATGATTATATCTCTGCAGTTCTTTTAGGTTTAGGTTTGCCTTCAGCTGAAAAATGTGATGGATCAGCATCACCCGATTTAGGCCCAATTGATCTCGATGATGTTGGCGAACTAAGTGCTCTCAGTGCTCCCAGTGCTTCCAGTTCTTCCAGTGCTTCCAGTGTTCCCGATGTTGCCGAACTAAGTGCTCCCAGTGTTCCCGCTGCTGCCGCTGCTTCCGGTGTTTCCAGTGCTCCCAGTGCTTCCAGTTCTTCCAGTGCTTCCAGTGGTTCTGGTATGGACGGCGGTCAAGCTGGTGGTACTTTAGTACTTGTAAATATGGCGTGGGTCATTAAGGAAATATTAATAAAGAGTTACAGAAACGCTGATTACCTTGTACACAATGGCAAACAAGTATTACGTGTATCCTGTTCTGAAGAACTCGCTAAACGTTTCTGTGCTCCTATCTACATGAACTACATTGGTATCAAAATAGATTCTGTATGCGAAGCGATGACATTAGATACCTACAAACATATTCCCGGTAGATTAGAAGATTCTTATATATCTAGTTTAGAATTAACATCTGCCAAAGCTAAAGCCGCATTTAAAGAATGGGACGAACGTGTAAAATCCATTTTAGATGGACTTGCATCTGCTGGTTTACCATCCACTGTCGCCACATTCCCTAATCTTTTAACTAAACCCGTTGTACAATCAGTCACTGTATTAAGTGGTGTAAATCCTATTGTACGTGATGCGGTATACGCTGCTAATGCACCAGGTGCAATAACTCGCATGGTCCAACCTCAAATATTTACAGTAGGTTATGCTAAACCCGTCATGACTGCTATGCGTGGTGGCGCTGAACACAACCCTCATGCACCCTTATACCCTAAATTAGTAATGAATGGTGGTGCCAATCCCTTTGCATTATACGGTGGTAATGAAGCAGTAGATACTATGGTATCAGTAATTCAAAATAGAATTAATGCTTTAAAAACAGAATACTTGGCGGTATCTGGTGTACCATTAGCCGGTTCCATTGACACTAAAATTCAAACTTATGTAACCAAAGTAAAAAGTGGTTTTGAAGGATTAGAAGAAGACCTCAAAAATTTAAGAGACGCTAATGGTTACCTCGCACAATATCCTTTATCTGAAGGTTTACCTAGACCCGCAAACACTGCTTCCCTCAAAACTTTAGCAGATAAAGGTCGTGAAGTAACCGAAAAATCATTAAGACTCTCCAAACAAGTCGGTAAATTATCTGAAATTGAAAACTTATTAAATGAATTAGTTGCAAACGCCAGACCCAAAAAAATATCTTATTAAATTTTATAAATTAAATATAACATATTATATTTAATTTATTTACTAATAATAATACATGATAAAACCAGAAAATAATTTATATAACAAATTGTTAAAAGAATATATTAGTATTAAAATAAAATCAAAAGAATCATCTAATACTAAAAAAATACCGATAAAATCAACAACAGAATCTGAATTAAATTTATCAGAAATATTTACAAAAGAATTAAATAAAACAAAACCAATTTCTAGTAAAGTAAAAATAACAGAAGATCATCAAGTAGATAATAAAAAAAATAGCATGGAAACTTCTGAAATAGAATTAAGTGAAATATATACTGATAAAGAGACTTCTAAAGATGATAATCTAATTCTAGTTAATGAACATATTCAATCAATATTTTCACAAAAACATTCAGAACCAGAACCGGTTAAACCAATTGCAACAACTTCTACTCTTGGAATTACTCTTATTACACCACCTCCATTATTAACTAAAACATTATCTCCAATTCCTATTAATGTTTCACCTATATCTAAACCCCAAGGATTTTCAAATGAAAGTGGAGAAGAATTATTAAGATCTCTTGGAATATCTCAAGGTATTAAATCTCAAGCAGATAAATCTAATCAAACAGATTTATCAAAAGAATTAGGTATTCAAAGTGAATTAAAACCTCAACCAAAATTAACACCCACACTTTTACCCCCTTCTTTACAAAGAGCATTTAGAGGTGGTATGTCGGTTGAATTATTTGATAATGTATTCGATGATAATCAACCAACATTAAAATATATAATGTCCTACTATTTTAAACATTATAGAGAACAAATTGATTCTAAAATAATACCAAAAATATTAAATAATAATGAAATTATTATGGTTATAGTTGCATGTTTATATGCATATTTCATTGAAAAAAAATACACTAAAATAGATGAAATCATAAATATAGAATTTGTATCTTCTATACCAGAACATTTTACTTTTAACTTTTTAAATTTAATTAACCAACAATTAGAACAATCATCAGAAACATCAAAAATTAAAAAATATTTAGATGAAATGTCAGTAACATTAAAAAACAAAATATATTCACGTATATATAACAAAGAAATACCTTTAGAATTATTAAAATATAATCCCGAAGATTATACAATCAATGTTGCTATATTAAAACAAAATGGAGGAGGTAAAATAGATATTAGTGTAAAGATAAATAATAAAATAAATAAATTATCTGAAACATTAAAAAAACAATCTGGTGGTAAAAATTCATTATTTCATTCTATCACACATGAAATTAATAAATATGTTAAATTAATTAAAGATGTTACTAAATATCATAAACAAATTGGTGGTAATTTAATTACAGATATTAATAATGAAAAACAACAAGCAGAGGAACAATTAAAAAAAATATCAGATGATGCTCAAAGAGTAAAAATTCATAAACAAAAAATGATTGAAAAAGCAAATATGTGGTCAATCCAATTAGTTAATGAAAATTTTGTAATTAAAACAATTGAAGATAATGATTATGGTATTGCACGATTTGTATTAATTCCTACTAAAAAGTTTGAAAAAGATTTGGAATTAATGGCGGTATTATCTTTTATTAATGGAACTGCATCTATATTAACATTTAAAAATGAACCAACAACAGATGCATTTCCAGAAATATTAAAAGTAGAAAAACTAGGACCTGCACAACCAACATATATTACAGATAAATTAACTGTATATTTTGAAAAGAAATATAATGAATTACAAAAATTAAAAGAAGATAATAATAAACAAGAAGCAGGAGAATTAATAAAAGAAGAAGGTTTATTTGAACAAATTAAAAAATTCTTGGGGTTTAGAGGCGGTGCAGATGGTGAATTAAAAATACCAGAAGGAAGTGATAATTTTTTAGAATATTGTTTTACTTCTCGTCAATATAATAAATTTTTAGAAAAGATGGAAGGATATTTAAAAGCAAATGGTAAGACAATTGAAATGGAAGAATTAAAATCATTAAAAGATGAAATTGAACAAGTTAAAAAAATAGAAAATAAATTAATTGAATTAAATAAATTATTAATAAATTATAAATTAATAAATGATGAATTTCCTGATTATATCACTAAAGATATAACAATTCAACATATGAAAAATATATTAAAAAGTAATGATGTTTTAATTGATGGTTATGGTAATGTAAATTTAGAAACATTAAAAACGGTAAAAAACATAGAAAAATTAATTTTATTAAAAGAAGCAATTAATGAAGAAAATAAACCAAAATTTACTCAAAGCGGTGGAAATTATAAAAATTTTACTAAAAAATATATGGGATGTAATGATTATAAATTCTTTATTTCTGATAGAATGAAACAAGTATTAGAACAAATTAATAATGGTGAATCGAATGAAACAAATAGAAAAAGTAATTAAAATAATAATTATTATTATTTTAATTGTCAAAAACAACTCGTGTTCTACCATTATCAATTCGTAAAACATTATATGATAATCCATAGGTTCTTAATCTAACAGGATTACTATAAGATACTGCACGACTTAAAATTAATTGTAATGCAATATTATCAATTCTACTAAAATTACATGATCCAGATGGTTGATATTGTTCTGGAGCAAATGCAAATGAAAAAACCATAACGCCAGGTGATGGTGTTCTTTTATGACCTCTCAATACTTCTAATAATTCAAAATAATTAGAAGGTCTCATTGATATACGATCTTTGCCATTTAATATTAATTGAGCTTGTAATATATGTGATTTAGATGTAGGTAATATACCATCTGTATAATTAAACATATCACGTAATCCACCTAGTAACAAAATATCTGATTGTGTTCTAAAAAATAATTCTTTTGTTGGATGAATAAATCCTAGATTAATCATATTTGCACTATTATATAATAAACGTTCACTATCCGATTGTAAATATTCAAATAATATATTTATTGTTGCTCGTGAAATTTTTAATTTTTCATCATCACCTAAAAAATAATATTCAACATATAAAAAACTATTGCTGATTGTTAAATTATTTAAAAAACTAATTGTCGAAGATTTACTAATATATGTTGTTTCTGTACCACTAATACTTGTTTGATAATTTGTATCAACACCAATTATATTACCATTTACTCCTCCAGAAGTAACGAGTGAACTACTATTATCTATTTTTAAATACGATAATAGTTGAGTTATTGGATCAAATGATATATATTTCATATATGTGATATTATTTCCCTGTTGTTGAGAAATATATTCACCAAAATTAAAGTTTACTATATTCTTATTTATTTGTATACTATGTGTTGGTCCATATAATAAACATTGATTTAATGGATTAAATTCTACGTGAATTTTAATATCTGAATGATACATCGCTAATATCGGTAATGGAAGAAAATTTCTGCAAAATGAAAATAATAATGGAATATGAACTATTTTAGATGGTTTACCTAATGTAAATTCATACATATCAGGAGTATCACCAATCATTTTTTCTATTTTTTTCATATCTGTTAATTCAAACCAAATATTCATCCAATCTCCATATTGTCTATCTATAATTCTGCCTCCTATTTCTATCTCCACTCTATTTATTAGTGCAAGACCAATTTTTCTACTCCATGCAACATAAACATCAACACCATTAAAAGACGAAGGAATTGCAGGTAATTCTATATATAAATATATATTTCCTATCATATCACCATTTTTTGATAAAATTGATGTAACTCGATTACCAAAATTTGGTTTTAAATTAAATAATTGAGGCATTGATTCTCGAGAAAAATTACTGTGTCGTTGATATGATGCATGAAAAAATGTTATCTCTGGTTTGCTAGTTAAATAAATATCTTGTTCTCCATATGCAACTAATTGTATTTGACCGTTTACCATATTATTAATTACTTTTTTTCTTTATCTAAAATAATTAATTAATTATTTTAAAAAAATTATAACTCAAATGCTAATCCTGCTTGACCAATCAAAATTAACATTTATAATTCAAATGCTAATCCTGCTTGACCACCCATAATTCTTAATAAATTATAATTTCTAGCTATAACTTTAATCGCATATTGCCCAGGATTGGTTTTTAATGAAAAAAATGCATCGCCTAATTCTGAGAAATTACATGATCCTGATGGTTGATATTCATTTGGATATAATGCAAAAGGATATACATGAATACCAGATACCGGAATATTATCATATCTATAAAAATTTCTTAATGTAGTCGCTTCTATATTCTCATCAAAACGTTTTTGACCATTTAATACTAATTTTGATTCATTAATTGCAGAATAATCTGGTAATGGTGCTTTTTTTATTTTATTATTTGTATATAATGGAATATATTGTATATTTGGATATTTTGTATAAAAATATTTATATATTGTTCTAGATAATTCAGTAACTGGATTATCTTCATCATATCTATCATAATTTTTTAATAATCTATAAAATTTAGATTGTGTATAATTAAAATATTGTTTATTTGCAATATTTGTTAATGGTTGAGCCATCCAAAATAAATCTTTTACAGGTTGCATTAAGTTTATTTTAGTTTCGAATGATGTACCATTATGAAAATAATTACGATAATTTTCTTGCTCAATTAAATATTCATGTTTACTTTGTGCAAATAGTTTTCGTTCTTCATTATCTAAATATACATATGTTAAATATAATTTTAATTTTGGTCTTGAAGATGATGTTATTTTTGTTAATGGATCAGTTATAATTAAATTTAATAATTGTTCTAATTGTAATGTTAATTTAACATCTGAATGTAATAAACTAATCATTGGTATACTCATTCCAGTATTTTTATATCTATTGAAATAAAATTTTAATGGGATCTTAATTTGTGTTGCAGGTATTGTATTTGATGAAAAATTAGTTAATTTATCTATATTACCTATCATTTTATTATATCCATCTTTTTGTCCTACTGGTAAATTAATTTCATTCCAAACATTCATCCAATCTGATGTTATTTTTTCAATTGTAACATTGTTTATTGATAATTCATAATATTGACCAATATAATGACCTAAATCTTCAATCCAAGAATATCTTGGTGCACTATTTGTTAATGTAGAAATTGTACTAATTTGATTATTAATCTCATTTTGACCATTATAATTTCTAATTTGATCGTTATACGATTGAAAAAAATTATTTTTAATTGTTGTTATATTTGAAATTAATTGAGTATTTTGAACAACTTGAGAACATAATGAACTTTGAACATTAATTAACTCATTGTTAAAAATTATATTATTATAATATTCAAATGTATGTGTTGTTGATATAAAATCATTTGTAACATATGATGATTTAAATATTTGTGGTACATTAATTACATTAATTGTCTTATTCGCAAGTTGACCTAATATATATGTTATAAATGAATCTAATGTTGTATATGATTGTGATATTGAATTTGATAACGGATCTGTTTGTAAAATTAAATATCCACTATAATTTGCATATTGTGATCCTAATGTTGCAACACTCGTATATGTATATAATCCATATTGTTGTAAGAAATATGATGGTGTAATTTTATTTGGAGGTTGATCAAATATTGTATATACACCTATAATTGTTTTTACTTCTGGTGTTGCTTTTAAATTTGTAAAACTTGTATATGCAATTGTTTCTGTTGTTTTTTCTATCACTTCATTTACTGTTATTGAATATGTTTCATCTTCTATTATTTTAATTGGAATATTTATTATCTTGTTTATTATAAATTTATCATTTCTAGCGTAAATCATGAAATATTTATCTTGAATATCTTTATTCGCAAAAACAAATGAAAAATCTAAAATTGAACTATTTGCTACTTTTGTTAAATATATTGGTGAATTTCCATAAATATCATTTACTAAATATATATCAAAATATCCTATTGGAATATCACTAATTGTTGAATAATTATTTATTGTAATTTTTGCATATGTAATTGTATTCATTTTTATTGAATTGTTATTAATATTTAATGAAAATATTAATGGATAGTCTGTAATTGATATAAAACCAGCATAAATTGGATTTAAAATATGTTCTAATTTAATATAAAAATATATTTTTCCTGTAAAATCAAACGATGATTTATTTGATATAATTATATAATATCCATTATTTTCATTATACTCAATTTGAGTTAATTTATAAAATTTTATATTTCTACCATTTTCATTATTTGCACTATAAATATGAATAAAATCTCCTTTCTTAATATCTAATACATTATTTAAATATAATTTATAATTATCATCTGTTATATAATCTATTGTTATTGAATTATTTTGATTAATCGGTGTTAATTCTAATTCTTCTATTTTTTCTTTATTTATTTCATCATTTAAACCAAGATTGAATATTGATTTATTATCTATTGAAAAATTTAATTTATTATCTGATTTAATTGTTACAATTGAATTATTTTTTACAGAAATTTTACCTGTATAATTTATTTTATTATGAATTATATTAAAATATAATTTTGATACTCCTTCTGGTATTATAAATATTTTATTATTTGATTTTATTGTTTTATAATTTGGATGCGCAGAATATGAAACATATTTATATCCAAAATTTGGTTTTATAGTTAAATTTTGATTATTCTCTATTGATGAAATTTTTATTGTTTCTACACTTTTTGCAAAATATTTATTTTGTCCACTTGTTTGTACCCTAATATTATATATACCCTCTTTAAAAATATTACCATGAGGAATAAATGAAAATGAATAATTATTATAATTATCTTTTGTTATAATATCATTTTTTATGAAAATATTATTTAATGATATATTAACAACAGATGATATATATTTTTCTTCAAAATATAATTTTATTGTTGATGCATTTGTTTCATTTATAGTTATATTTGAAATTTCATCTATATTTAATATATGTATTTTTGTATTATAATCAATATCAACACAAATATTAGAAATTAAATCACAAATAGTATTATTATCATATTCTAATTCAACAGTATAATTATTATTACTTATATTTTCTGGAATTACTATATTTTGATAATATATTATATCACCAATAAACAAAATATCGGGAGAGTAATATATTGGTATCATATTGTTTAATTCTCTAATTTTTATTCTAAATTTTGAATTTTCTTCTAATCCTTTTACTGTAAAATTTATTAATAATTCTTTCTTTTTACTTGTTTGATATGATAAATCATTAAGATGTAATTTAAAATCTATTAATTTAAATTGTTTTATTTTTGTTATAAATATATATTTTAAAGGATTTGATAAATATATTTTATTTGTTATATTTGATTGTAATCCTATAAAATAATTATTATCTGAAAAATTATATCTTGAATCAAAAAAGATTGATGTATTAAATTTAATATTGTATTGTATTGTATTTTTATCGAATATTATATTATTATTTACACAAAACATTCGATTCGCTCTTGATGAAATTGGTATTAAATATACTTGAAAATTTTCTTGATCATTAAAAATTGGTGCATTTATTTCAAATTGTAATTCATATTCTTGATTATCAAATACATTTAATATTTGTGTTTTATATTTTGATATAACTGTTTGTGGTTCTCCAGATTCTATTATTATTTTATTTGGTCCGAGTAAATTAATAGGATAATCAATAAAAATATCATTAATATCATCAGATATATTTAAATTATTATTTTTTGTTTTCCAATATCCTGTATTAAAATATGTTAATGGGGTTATTCGTGGTAATCCAAGATATTTTATATTAGAGTTATATAGAATTCCATTAATTAATATTTCATTATTATCTAATATAATATCTGTTAAACTATTATTTACTTGCGTATTATTATATATTAATTCCAAGTTTTTACAATTAGTATATGATTTTAGATATACATTCTCAGTGTAATCAATATAAATCTTATCAACTCCTCTTATGAAATAATTATTTGAGGTTAAATTTTGTCTAATATTAGTTCCCATTGAATTAATATTAGATTAAATTATTTAAATATGTTTTTTAATTAATTTAATATAAAGAGTTTTTACTCAATTGTTAAATATTCGTTTGGATCTGATACTCTTAAATCAAAATCAAATGTATTAGAATTTACATTTCTCACCGATAAATAATATGTATTTGGTGCCATAGATGTCCAATCATAATTTACTATGATATAATATCCATTTACATCATTACTTACTGTAGCTGAGATTAATAATGATCTATTATAATATTTAATATTTGTACCAACAAATAAAAATACATTTGTTATATTTGAATTCCAATTATCTAAATCAATTATATAATGTGTTGCTGATCTAGCATTATTTAATGTTAATACAGGATTTATTAATAATTGTGTTATTGACTGATTACCTGTAATTACTGAATCTATTGTTGAAAATGTTATTTGATTATTTATTAAATTACTGTTAGGTGAAAATGATACAATATTATCTGTATATGGATTGGTAATACTTATATCCCATTTATTTCCTAAATATGCTTCTATCTTTTGAATTTCATGATCGTATAAATATGTTTCATTAAATATAAATTCATGTATCTTAATATTTACACTTGAATCATTACCTGATCCTAATTTACATGATGTTACTGCTAAATCATCTGGAATTATACCTTCTGTAGTGTTTACTGTTTGTACTAATTCACCATTTCTCCATAATCTATATCTAATTCCATCATATGTAAATGTTAATAAATATCGTTTACTAATTTCAAAATCACCAAAATATTTATCATAATATTGTCCAGATTGGGGTGTCCATCTAACAGATTGTCCACTACCAAATAATAGTATTGTTGCATATAGATTGACACCTTCACTCACTTTTGAAATAACATACGATTCACCACCATTATAGGTATATACAAATGAACAAGTATAATAATTTGTATTATTAAATGTAACAAATGGTAAATTTAAAAATTGTTGAGGAACCTCATATGCATATCCTTTAAATAAAATACCATTTGTATTTGGTTCATATACCGGTTTATAAGTGATATCATCTTGTGTACCATTATTTGTTAATCCACTTTTATCACTCCATTCAGATATTCTATTATTATTATGTGTAATTGTAGATGAATCCATTGCATCTAACCATAATGTAAATCCATTATTTTGATATTTATATAAATTAATATTTATTTGATTAATTAATAATTTTTGAGGATTTGTTTTAAATGGTATATTATCAATACTTATATTAACACTTGGTATTAAATTACTTACAGATAAATTATTTGATAATCCTGGTATAGCAAATTGTAATGTTATATTATTTGAACCAGTAAATGTATTTGCTGTGATTAACGTACTATTTAATGTAAATGTATATATATTCTTTGGTGATTGGATACAAATGTTTCCGTTCGGTATATTTGATCCATTATATGAATTAGTTAATAATAAAGTATATATATTATAGGGTGGAAAACTATATGTAAATGTACCTGTGTATGTTGTATAACCCGGTGATACATTTGATATTGTTAAAGTTTGATTTATATTTTCATATCCTGAATCATTTTTAATTGCAAATAAATTTAATGTTTGATTTATTAATAATGGATCAAAATTTGTTAATGTTACAGTATATACATTTGATGATATATCATAATGATTTAATGTTAAATTAATTTTAGATTGATCTATAAAAGAAAATGGTAATGAACGACCAGATACTCCTGTATAATTTGAATCAGTAAATGCATAAAAATATATAATTTTTTTTGGTATATCTATCATATCATATATATTTATTGTAATTGACAATGTACTAGGATTTATAACATATGCATTATTACTTGTAATTGGACTATTAATCTGAACTAAATTTCCATATGATTTATCTGTTAAACCATAATATAAATATACTTGAGGATAATATGTAGATAATGTTAATGTTATAATTTGATTTGAGTATACTACATCTATATCTAAATTTGATTGATCATTTTTATATGGTATTGGTATATTCCATTTATTACCTAAATAAGTTAAAATTTGATTTATTTCTATTAGTGATAAGACTCTTTGATAATATAAATTCTCAGATAACAATGAACTAGAATAATAATTTGAAGCATCTACTGAATTAAGATAAATATTTGCGTTTCCGGGTTGCCATTGTTTTATTTGTTTTATATAAAAATTACTTACAATTTGTCCATTTGAATGTATTGCATTTATAACCATATTCGTACCATTTTCCATTGTTGCCCATATAATTAATGGTACATTTAAAGGTATATTTATTATACAACTATTAGTATCATAAGAACCAAAATTTACTTGATATGCATGTTCGTATTTTCGTAGTATAACATCCTCAGAACCAACATTTGTATCAGAATAATGTCCCCATACTGCAGTATTAAAACCAATTAATGATCCAACCCAAAAAACTGTAACATTATCAGATTTGGGTACTTGAGTTAATGTTAATAAATTATTATTTCCTATAAATCTAATTGCAGGTAATGAATTTAATGTAGTATAAGTTGGTCCTTCCCATCCAGTTGAATTTAAATCATAACTATTATTTGATTTATCTTTTATGTAATTAATATTTTGAGTTGTAGCAGTAACAGGAGTTGTTCCCTCTATATTTTGAAATAATGTTGTTATATCTGCTGCATCTATCCAATTAAATAAATTTGGGATTAAATTTGGATTCACAGATTTTATCCATTTATTATTTAAATATGATCCTATTTGCGCATTTTGACTATTTGTTAAAAGACTATTATATACTATAATTTCATAAATTACACCATTCATAAATTCATTTGATGATGCACTGCATCCTACTTTATTTCCAGTATTTGATTGATTTCTTGTTCCTGGAGTATCAGAAATATCTAAATTACCATTTATATACAATTGTCTTTTTCCACCAGATTGATATATTGATCCTATTATAATTGGTTGATTTATTGTAAAACTATAATCTGATGTTAAATCATTTTCATACCATGATAATTTTATTTTATTATTTGTTCCTTTAATACTACTCATTTGATTTAAACTACCAGTACCACCAACTATTAATCCATTTATACTAGTTGTATTAGCAAAACTTGCAACAATATAATATGAATATGAACTGTCTCCAATAGGTAACGTGCCATTTGGTAATGTAAAATGAGATGTACCATTAAATGATACACCATAAGTTGGTAACCATTGAGGTGTATTAACTGCTGTTGCATTATTAGAGTTTCCACTTTTATCATTCCATTGTGTAATATTTAATCCACTTAATGTAACACTAGATAAATCTGCACCATCTAACCATAATGCTAAATTTCCAAATTGTGTAGGATTAAAAAATTGCGGTACTACTGGTTGTAATGTTCTATATAAAATTGGCGGTGGTAATGAAGCGTATGGATGGATATATGATCCTTCATAAGGTAATTTCCATTTACTTGTTAAATATGATAATAATTTATTTAGTTCATTTTCTGATAATACTTTATTATAATATACTACTTCACCTATATATGCATTAGATGCTTCATTTGTTTCACTAGTTCCTACAAATGCAGTATATGTTCCATTATTATTGAGATTTTGTGGTACTACACTCTTTAAATTAAATGATAATGAGGATGATATCATATTAAAATCTACATTTGTACCTGCAGTAATAGTACCATAAAATAATAATGTTTCATTTTGTAACCAATATTTTTGATCTTCTACCAGATTATGGGTACCAGAAGCTTCAAGTTCAATAATAGCATATCCACCATATCTTCTCAATGAAAAATTTACATCTTTATTACCATGATAAAATAAATTACCCCAAGTATATATATTATCTTGAATACTTTGAACATTAACTATCACTGCAATTGTTAAATCAATTGTATAAGGAAATGCACTAGAAGTAAATCCAGCTTGATTACTAAAATCTAATCCTGGTAAATTTCCGAATAAATTATTTTTGTATCTCGGTCTTGCATTAAAGTATGTAAAATTATTATCATTTCCACTTTTATCATACCATGTATTAATAGGAGTATTAGTATCTAATATTGTACCATCTGCAATTGGATCTGTTGCATCTAACCATACTGCCAAAGATGTTATATCGGATGGTAAAATATTTAAAATTGGAATTGCCCATTTTTGCATTAAATATCCTTCTATTTGTTGTCTTTGATATTGATTTAAATTTCTTGAATATACAATAATTTCATAAATTTCACCGACAAATGTATCTCCAATTAAATTATTGTTATTTGTTTGTGTTCTCGCAACACCAGGAGTATCTGAATCATCAAAATTACTATTAAAATACATTGATCTTTGTCCACCTGAAGTATAAAATGATTCTATTAAAAATCTAGTATTTGGTGTAAATTCATAATTACTTATTAATTCATTATTAGTCCAATCTGTACTAATATTAAAACCATTTGCTGTTATTAAAATTCCTGAATTAGTTGTTGCATTATTACCACCAGATATTAAACTAGATGTACTATAACTGTCTATATCTGCAACAATAAAATATGAATATGAACTATCTCCAACAGGTAATGTTCCATTAGGTAGTGTAAATGAATTTGTTCCATCAAATAAAATGCCATTATCTGTACCGTATGTAGGAGAATTTACTCCTATTGCATTTTTTCCAGATCCACTCTTATCATTCCATTGTGTTATATTACCGGAAGATCTAATAACTGTAGAAATATCTTGTGCATCTAACCATAATACATTATTAGGTATTTGAGATGGTAAAAACTTTTGTGTTATAATTGGTTGTGATATTATAGGATTTATATTATAAAACGGATGATTTGCAGGTAGTTGGGCATTTAAATTCCATTTCCATGCGAGATATCCTTCTACTAATTGAATTTGAGACGGTGTTAAAAAATTAAAAATTAATAATTCATTTATATTTCCATTAAATGAAGGTATGTAAAAAATATCATAATTAGCGCCATTTACTAAACAATCAACTAAATGATATTGAGTATAATTTGCACTACCATTTGGTACCCCATTAACTGTATAACTATTTGACATATCATTAACAGTATTACCCCCCCCTAATGTTGTTAAAATATATCGAATACTATATTCTACTCCTGCTGAAGTAGATAATATATATTGATTACCAGTAGTATTCGCTAATTTTGCAACATAAAATATAGCAGTAGTTTGATTAAATGTTATTATATTGGTTGATGCCATAGTATCACCTACATTAATTAATATTCCAGATGTTGAATCAACATATGTAGGTGAACCATTAACAACATTAAAATTATTTGCATTTCCACTTTTATCATTCCATCGTGTAATTGCATTACCTGTTTTTACAATTGTCGATATATCAGATGAATCTAACCATAATTTAACACCTGGAATTTGACTAATTAAAAATCCATTAGAGGGTGTTGTTTGAGTATTAGTATATTGACTATTTTTTATAATAAAATGAGGTATTATTAAATTTACACTAATTGGGGTAGGTATAATATAATTAATTTCTAAAGAATCTAAATCTGTATTTGTTACACATAATTTATAAGTTCCAGTATCTAATACATTAAAATCAAAATAAAATATTCCACTAAAAATTCCATTATTTTGACTTATAGGAACAGATATAATTGGATATCCTATGCTAATGTTATTATTATCTAATATATATAATTTCAATGGTGACATTACATTTAATGATGTAGACCAGTTATTTGCAGTTAATATAAATTCTATTGAATTATTATTATAATGATCTAAGGTAAATGTTAATGTTGATTTATTATAACAAGAAATTAAAGAAGATGTTGTAAATGTACTTAAAGGAGGAACTTGAGCTTCATTTGATGTAAAATTAAAATAAACTGATGGTAATTGTAATATTGTATTATTAAAATAAAAATTACACGTTTTAATTGAATTATTTACTTGAATTGTAAATGGACTACCTTGTAATTCAGTTAAATCTTGATCTGATATAGGTACTCTAGTACTATAAAATATTCGAACATTTGTAAAGGGATATACACCACCATTATATGTACCAATGGTTGCAACATAACTATTTAGTTCATAAAATCCATAAAATTTATTTAATCCAAAATTTATTAAATTAGCTGTAATTGGTAATGCTATATTTATATTAATATCGTTGATAGTTCTGGTTGATCCATTTGGTTTATTAGATAGAGTTAAATAGTATTTTCCAGTATCGGGTAAAGGAAATGTTATAGTAAAACCACCTCCACCGTAACTACCACTTACTATATTAGTGCCATATGTTTGATTAGCATATACATTATTAGAATAAGTTGGATCATTTTTGCTATAATAAATAAAAAGTATAGAATTACCACTAAAATTTAATTGAGATGGTAAATTAGTATATGCTACAAAATTATTGAAATATGGATAATGATCTAATTCACATGTTAATGACGCTCTATTAAAAAATACATAAACTGTTGAAATTGCACTATTTAATATATTTAATAAAGTAACATTAGAATTTGAACCAAAATAAAAATAAATAGGTGATGTTATTATAGTTGGATTAAAAGAAACAGTAAAAGTAATTACATTATTTATTAATGTAATATTTGTAATATTTGTTGATATTAAATTAGTATAATTATTATCGCTTGAATAATAAACATATATATTTGAATAATAATCAGTATAATTTACAGTATATCCTTCATAATATGATGACAAATTAAAAGAAAATGTTTTTGCAACATTACTATACGCCCAGTTATTCACATTATCTACTGCAGTTACCTTTAATGTTAATAGTGGATTTACTATAAGTGGTGTTGGTATTTCATAATTAAATATACCAGACATATCATCTGTATCAGAAATTGTTAAATAATTTTGAGAATTTATAAATCTATATACAAATACACTAAAATATCCAATAAAATCATTGCCATAAAAATTAGTTGTTGTTGTTAATAAATTACCAGATATTGTATCTAATATATATAATGTATTTATTGGTATATTTGATTTCCATCCAATTAATTTGAGAGTAAATACGGTTTCATCTTTATCAGGAGGCGTGTATTTATAAGGATGATTAGTTGATAAATTAAATTGTAAACCCCATTTCCATACTAAATATCCTTGTAATTTTTGTATATAGTATAAAGGTAGTCCTTGTGAATACACTAATACTTCTGAAATTTGACAATCACTTGGTTCTTCATAATTATATGAAAGACCTATTAATCTTCTATTAGTATTTGTATTACTTGGATTTAAATTTAAGTCATAATTACTAAATTTATAAGGAGTACTATCAGAATTTTTAGCCCAGACATAATTATCCCATTTAGTATCTCCTGGAGTATAAGTAAATTCTGATCCTACATAATATAACCATTGAAAACCTAAATATAATACATTTTTATTATTATCATAATATCCTATTATTAATGTATTACCATAAGATGAAAAAACTCTACCACGTTGACCATTAGTATATCGAGAAATACCCATAAATGTCCAATTTTGTGTATCATACGTATTTTGATTAATTGTATTTTGTAATACTGTATAAGAAGTTGGTGAATAAGTTACAGTTGGTTGACCATTAAATCCAAATCTAGAAAATATTGGATTAGTTTCATTACAATTACCTTGAATTGTTGAATTTGTATTACTATTATACCAGATTGGAATTGTATCACCATCATTAAGATTTATTAAACTGTATGCATCATTCCAAATATCTAAACCTTGTATATTTGTCGGTTGAAAAGATGGTGTTGTTATAATTGGTAATAAATTATAATAAGGGTGATTATTAGGTAACAATGAATTTATTTGCCATTTCCATGCAAGATATCCCTCCAATATTTGTCGATCACTACTTCTTAAACTATTTGGATATAATACAACCTCATTTATATATCCTTTCCATGTATATCCTTGACTATTTCCATCATTACCAATATTTAATTTTGTAGTATTTATTGTTATATTTAAATTATTTGTTGATACTAAAGTTCCATTTAAATATCCATATAGATTATCTGTAGGACCATCTAAAATATAAATTATCATATTAAATGAATTTGATATTAATGTAATTGGTGTTGAATTTGTATCGTTGTAATATAAACAAATTTGATTTGTAGCATAATGACCTATACCAATTGACGATATATTATCATAATCATTTGTTCCTGTATTAGTATAAGATAATATTCGTCCTTTTGTAATGACATCCGAATCCATAAAAAATACACTTGCTATTGAATAATTAGATACATTTATTGCATAATTATTTATAAAATATTTTCCATCTCCAGTAAACCTAATACTATTCATATTTGGTATTTTAGTAGAATCAATATTAATACTAGTACCTGTATATGTCATATCATCTCGATTAGATGATTTATCTTTCCATGTTAAATTATTAATAGTAGATAAATCATTACCATCTAACCATATATGCGGTAGGTTATTAGAATTTAAATTAATCGGAGATAATATTTTATTAGTTACACCATAAGGTATATATTTATATGGATGATTACCTGGTAAATTATTTTGTAATGTCCATTTCCATGCAAGATATCCTTCTAATTCTTGTCTAATACCTGTTAATTGTAATTTAGAATATATAATAACTTCTTTAATGTATCCAATTAAACCATTTGTTGGTGAATTATTTATAAATCGTGATCCTAATATAAATTGCGTAGAAGACCCATTTGTTGATGTAATTGTTTGTGTTCCATTTAATACACCATTATAATAAACATTAATTATATTAGTTTTACATGTAATTGCATAAATATTTGTATTATTATTTGTATTTGTTGGTGTTATATTTATATTTGTATTTAAAACTTTAAAATTATTTGGAGAAACTCCTGTATTAAAACTCAAACCTCCAACACTTGCATCATTATTTGTATTTGAAATAAAACCTATTATTCCTGCATTATTTGTTGATGTTGTTTGATCAAATACAATATAAATAGTAAATTCATCTAAATTTTGTACAAAACTATCATTCATTAAATACGTTGTACCATCTAATAAAAGTCCTTGATTAAATACAAATTTTGGTAATGTATTACTTGGAATATTTAAATCATTTGTATTATTATTTTTATCGTAAATGGTATCTACAGTATAATTACCACTACTTATATTTACACTATCAAAATCAGATAAATCATACCAAGATACAATATCGTTATATGATAATGGATCATTTACATATTCTGGAATCATTGATGGTTGTTTAAATTTATAAGGATGACTCCATGGTAAATATCCTGTTATACTCCATTTCCATGATAAATATCCTTCTACTAATTGTTTTTGTTCTGTTGTTAATACACGATTAAAAATCAAAATTTCATTTAAATATCCTTCTAAATATCCATTGGCAGTAGAATAACCAATTGTATTATTTGTATTTGGTTGTACCCTTGTATTTGGTTGATCTGTATTTACATTTTGTATATTTAATATTAAATTTCTATTACTACCAGATAAATAATCAGTATATACAATATTAGGACCTGAATTGTATGTCATACTAGATTGAATATTATTCGATGACCATATACTAGATACTTTATTTGAACCATCTATTACATCTAATGAATTTACACCACCTGTAACACTCCAATTACTATTACCTCCAGTAATTATACCTCCTGATACAACACTAGTAAAGACAGAAATTATTGTGTATGAACTATTATTAAATGGTAATGCATTATTAGGTAAATTAAAATATTGTGATGATCCATCAAAATAAATACTTCCATTTGATTGTAATACTGGTCTATTTTCTAAATCATTTACAGTTGCATGATTATTATTTCCAGATTTATCTTGCCAAATTGATACATCATTCGCATTATTTATAATATATGCAGTATCTGTTGCGTCATACCATCCTTGTAAACCAGGTATTCTTAATGGAACATTTAATCCATTTTTTATCTCTTGAGAGATACTAAATGATACATCTAAAAAAGATACGGGTGTATTAATAATTATACTTATAGGTGTTATTGTTGTATATGCAACACTAACAGGGTTACTTGTCAAATCTCCATCATGTGCTATATACGTTAATACTACAGCGGTTGTACTCGTTACTGTAAAAGTATATGTTCCGTTTGAATTATCTGTTGGATTTTGATAAGTTATATTATTATTATCTGTCAAGGTAACTGTTTCTCCTGATATTCCTGTATTATTTGAATCTAAAATGGTAACTATGATTGTATTATTTTGATTTATTCGAGTAGTTAAAGAAGATGACGATATAGATATTGTTGACATTAATATATATCAATTAAATTAAATTAGGAATTATAATTTAATTAAATATTTTATATTTTTGGTAAAATCTTAAATTTTGGTAAAATGTTAAATTTTGGTTCAATTATTGATAATTCTATTTTTTTAGATATTTTATTTGATATTACTAATTGATTTGATTCAAAGTAATTTGATGTAAATTTTATATTACTAGTTAATAAAAATTTCATATTATTTGAATTATATAATTGTTGTGAATCTTGTTCATCTGACCATAAATTATAATCAGTTATATATCTAGATATATAACCAGATGTAAAATCAGTTGGTGTAATAGTAGAAGTATTACCTACGCAAAAATATATTGATAATAAATTTACTGGATCATATGTAAAAACTAACGTTTGATTATTATTAAGTGTAGCAGAAGTAATTAATGTTGCATCAGTACCTTCTGGATTATCTGCAGTAAATATATTCCAAGTTACTAAATAATCTGTTAAATCATACGATTCACTATTAGATAATGTAATTGTAAATATATTATCGTAATTTGTAAGTCCAGATAATGGTGATATTGTTGCAGTAATTGTTAATACATCAATATTATTAGTTAATTCAACATTAAATATTTTACTAAAATCAACTGAATCACTTACACTTAAATAATAATTTCTATCAATGTAAAATTCAAAATTTAATGGAATAGAATATACTCCAGCATTATTTACTATTAATGATGTATTAATATTTGCAATTCGAATTGGTGTATCACTAAAATCACTTTGAGTATATGCAAATACATATAATACTGGTATATTGTTAGTATATATATTCGCCCAATTACCTAAAATTATATTATATGATCCTGTATGTGTTATATTATTTAATGAAAATGAAAAATTAGGATTATTTGTAATTATAATTGGTATAGTTATTTCTATATTTACTACTGGACTTGTTTTTTTTAATGTTATCCAATAATAATTATTTGTAAATATATTTGTAAATGTTGCTGTATAAACTCCTGCATTATTTTCTATTGTATTTGTTGTTTTTAGAAATACACTATTAGAATAATTACTACTATTAGAAACCCAAATATCTAATGTTGTAATTGTTGACCAATTACTTAACGTAATAATATAGGTAGTAGAACCATTATTATAATGATCTAATACTGCAGTGGATGATTCACCGGATATTACTACAGGTGTAGTTATTGATGATGCAATTATATTACCAGTATTACTTTTAATATCTGTAATTACAAAATTATATGTTCCCGGTGCAATAGTGTCAAGTGTAAAATCTGCTTGAAATGTATTCTTAAAATATATTGATCCTGTTGACGCGATATACGCATTTGTGCTATCATACACATATAAAGAATTTATATATGATAATTTTTTAGACCAACCTCCTATAAATAATTTAAAATTAATAGGATTATTCGTATAATGATCTAAAATACATGTAAATCCTTGGAAACTAGATGATTCACTATATGTACCCTGAGTATTTGTTAAATATAATGTTTGAGATGGAGAACATGTTGTATCTAAATCACCAGGTCCAGTAATTGTAAATGGATATATTCCATTATTTACAAATGCAAAATAATCACTATCGTAAGTGAGAGTAGGTAATATTATTGTGCATCCATCAATATATTCAATTACATTATATACTGTATTTATATCTACTGATGTTAAATATACTGGATCTGTAGATACTAATGTTAATTGATTTAATAATGAATTATTAATTGGCAAAGGAATATTCATATTTATATATTTTGATTTATCTGTTGTATCAGACACTGTTAAATATGTTGTATTTGGAATAATTCCATTTAATTGCATATAATTTGGTTGATTTGTTAACATTCTTGGTATATATTGATTTATTAAAGATGGTTCAATATTTACACCCCATTTATTTGCAAGATATTTTATTGTGCCAAGATTAGAATCTGAATTTAATAATGAATTGTAAAATATTACTTCTGTTATATATCCAGTCCAAAATTGTGTTCCACCTAATAAACTACCTAAATCTAATGTTGCATAATTATAATCAACTTGATTTATCAATGTTGTTATTAAATAATTATTAATATATAATTTAACATTTGTATTATTTTTTAATATTGAAACAATATATAAATTATTATTATAATTTATTGTATTATCATAATTTGTAGATGAATTATACATTAATATTCCATTTACTGATCCTGAATTTAGATTAAAACAATTAGATGAATTATCATTTGTTCCATTATTAAAACTAATTAATCTATTATTATTAATATTAATATTATAATTATTACCTGAAAATACTAAATAAAATGAACTATATGATCCAGTTAAATTTCCTCCTGCTGAAGTATTAAAATCAATATTAACATTTGATCCATTAAAATACGCACCATTAATATTATTAACTTGTTGTAATATTGGTTTTGTATTATTAATTGTTACAGTATAATTATTACTTGATAAATCATTCCATCCAGTAATATTAGTATTATCTAATGTAATAGATCCAGAATTATTAGAATCTAACCAAAATGTAGGATTTGGTGCTGGTTTTGATAAAATACTCGCTATATTCCATTTTTCTGATAAATATGAATATATTTGATTTCTTTGTGAATAACTTGCACTATTGTTCAAAATTAATAATTCATATATATTTGCATTTAATGGATTAGTAATATCAATTGTACCATTTGTTTGTCTAGCACCTATTGCAAATTTTAAACCAGTACCTAAAGATCCAAATGTTTGTGTAGATCGTTGAACACCATTTATATATAATATACCATTACCATTATTAATATTAAATTCATATAATTTTTTAGATAATGATGTTTGATCTGTATATGATAATTGTATTTCATCTATAATTAAATCAATTGTATTACTAGAAGGAGTAGTTAATGCAAATCCATTTGTAATTTCAAAATCATTTTGATTTATTGTATTAATACATGATAATAATCCAGCATCATCATTGTGTGTAATTTCATTAAATACATAAAATATACTAAAATTATTTAAATCTAATCCATTTGTAGCGGTCATAGTTAAATATGTATTATTAAATATTACTTTATTTGTATCAAAAACTGGATAAAAAGTTGGATTTGTTTGTGTAAAATTTAAATTAAAATTTTTATCATTCCACGATAAAACTTTATTATTCGCATTTAATGTAAAATTATTAGGTGAACTTGCATCTAACCATGTATACACATTACTTAACGGTATTGTTCTAGATATTTGTACTGGATTCCATTTATCTAATAATAATTTTTCAACAATATATCTATCATTTGGATCTAATACACTATTAAAAATAATTGTTTCATATATTTCACCTGTATAAAATTTATTAAAAGTATTACTACCGTCAAATCGTGCACCCAGTACTACATTGTTAAATGTACCTATTGTAGGAAAAGTTCCTGTAGTTACTAAATTTCCATTATAATATATATATCCAGTATTATTATTAATAATTATTTCATATACACCAAAAGGAATAGTTTTATTAATATTATTAGAATTTACCATATCACCATTTACATTTTGATTAGAACTAAATAAGTATTGATAATCTGTAAAATCAGATGAATTAAATACCCATGCATTCAAATCAAATAAATCATTTGTTGAATTATTAGAATAACCACTTATAATACCACCCCATTGATTCGTTTGATTATATTGTTTCATTACTATAAAAATACTCATATTGTTAATATTTTGTAAATAATTATTATTATAACGAACATTCATATATTGATTACCATTAAATAATAAACCTCCATTATGATATTTAGGTCGATTTGCAATTACAGACTGAGACATATGATTATTAAAACCACTTTTATCTAAAATTTGAGATACATTATTATTACTATCTAGAATTAAAGATGTATAATCAGATGAATCTATCCACATACGCGGATTTAAATCTAGTATTGTTGTATTTGAATAATTAATTGATTTAAAATTTGATATTGAATCAAATAAAAAAGATTGTTGATTTTCTACTTTTTTACTAGTGAGTGAACCTAAATAATTTGGAATTGCTTTTATAGGTCTCATATATTTTACATTACTTGTTTCTGGTAAATAATCATGATTTGATGGTTTTTTAGTATATGATAATTTATTTTTATTCTCGTCGGTATTTATGTTTGTTATCATTTCTGTAACAGATATTTTTTTTTCTGGATTTTTAAATTCTTTAATTGTATCCCATTTATTATTTGAATTTATACTCTTTACTTATAAATATATAAAATTTATTAATAATTTTATATATTTTATATTAACCATTTATTATTCAAATAATTTTCGACTTTTTGTCTTTCAAGAGTTGATAATCTACCATTATAAATAATTATTTCATGAATTAAACTATAAAATGTTGAATTATTTAATATACCTCCTATCATATTATTATACATACTACTTTCATTTGATACTTCACTATCTGTTCCTGATAATACTGTATTAATATATGTTGTTCTTCCAATTTCACTTAAATATTCAAATGATACTAATTGTTTTACACTTGATGTGTAATTTGAACTTTGTAAATCTGCTCCATTATTCCATGATTGAATATATTTATTATTTGATATAAAAAAAGAATTTGTTTCATTTGCGGTTGGTGCACTTGTATTATCCATAGAACCCAGTATAAATTGTGTTGTATTAGTTGTACTATTTGGTGTTAATACTATAAATATATGATAACTTTCATCATTATATGGTATTGTGCCATTTGGTAAATTTAGATATTTACCTCCGTTAAAATTTACTCCTTTATCAGTTGAATTATATATAGGATAGGATGAGGTTGTTGCATTATTATTATTTATGCTACCATCTGTCCATTGAGATATATTATTAGAATTATTAAATATGAAATTGTTTATTGTACTGGCATCTAACCAAAGAGATAAATTTGGAATATTAGTTGGTGTAAATGTTCTAATTAATAATGTTTTATACAATGTTTGTCCACTATAATTTGATGCAGAACCTGTTAAGACATTTAAATTAGTTATTTCTCTAAAATAAGGTGACCATCCTGCTAATAAAATATTTCTTGTATTAGTATTAGTATCATAGATATCTAATTTAGATGATAATGTAGTTGAATCAATAAAGTGAATTGGACCAACTGATGTAGTATGTCCACTAAAATTCACAAGTGTTGATATATAAAAATAAACTACACTATCTGTTTGATTTGTTGTAAATGTTATACTATTATTAGATACTGCTATATATTGAATTAATGTAAGATCTGCTAATACTGCATTTGGTACTGTTGCATAATATAAATATACATTAGGATATACTGAATCAAATGGATTTATGGTTGACGATATTGTTAAATTATATGTTTCATCTTCATTTAATATACCATAATTACGATTAATTGTCATTGATAAATTAAAATATGATATTAAAATTGGAGGTATTGATATTAATATACTGTTTATTGTTTTACTGAAATATAAATATTTATTATTTACATTCACTAATCCAGGGACTGATAAAATATAATTATTATTTACATTTGAAATTGTAACATTTGTAACAAATACTGGTGATGGATCTGTTGTTGAAATACCAATAGATAAATCAAAATTAGTTATTTGATTTGAATATAATCCAATTGCATTTACTATTGTTGACCAATTATTTAAAGTTACATTAAATGATGTATTTTCACTTATAAGTGCAATTGATTCCGTATTTATAATTAAATTTGATACATTTATTGTTTTAGATGATACGGTATATTCTGTATTATTTTGATTTAATACGTGAAAATAATATGTATTTGGACTGTTAAATACTACTGAACTTGATACATAATAATAATTATTTAATTGATTAATTGTAACAGGACCAAGATTTATTAAATTGTTTATATTGTCATATGATGTATTATATCCAATATATACTTGTGAAACATTTGGATATGTCCAATTATCTAATATAATATTAAATATTGTTCTAATTCCCGTATATGCATTTATTTTTGCAATAGGTACATATGAATTTGATGTTGGAATATTCCAATTTATTGCAAGACTTGCTTCTATTTTAATTCTGGATATTAGATCTAATTTAGTGTTATATAATAATATTTTATGAATATAACCTTGCATAAATGTATTGGAATCAGATGATCTACCTCCTATATAAAAATTTGTTGTAAATACACTTGCTAATGTTATATTATTAATTACTAATTGATTGGTACCATTATTATATACTGAAAAATTAGGTAATAATGTATTCATATTCATGTTTTGTAAACCATCTGAAAATTGATTAGACAATACTGCATATGAAACTAATGGATTTTGAGGATCATTTGTTTGAATAATAGATATTTGATTGTTTAAATTAGATAAATTATTTCTTATATTAATTAAATATTGATTTGAAGAATTATAAGATGATATTATTGTTGGATTATTATTTGAATTTGTATTATTTATATATCCTATTACAAATAAACTAAATTCCTTATTATTATTCAATACCATTTGATTATTAATTGGTATCATACTTTCATTATTATTAAAATATACACCAGGTAAATTATTGATTGGATTTGTTTGTAATATTGGTGATCCGTTAATAGTTTGTAATGAATTATTATTAGAAGATAGATCAACCCATGATGATATAATATTATTATTATATATAAAATTATTATTATTTGCATCTAAATTCATTATAATATTATTATTATTTAAATTGTCATAATCATTAATAGTTGGAGATCGAGATACATATGGATTTGAACCAGGTAATAAATTTGTAACACCCCATTTATTTGCAAGATAACCTTCCATTAATATTCTTTGATTATTGGTTAATTCTTCATTAAAAACTAACATTTCTGTTAATGTTGCTGTTAAGGGAACTATAGTATTCAATGAAGATCCAATTTGAAATCCACTGCTGAATATTGAATTATTGTATTCTAATGAATTAATTAAAATTCCATTAATGTAAAATTTTGTTATATCGTTTGCATAAGATACTACTGCAGTAAAAATTGACCATCCTGGTGATAATTCTCCAATATTCGTGTCAACAATACCAAAACTACTATATATATTTCCATCTGTATCAGGGAACCATTCTTCAAATGTTTTGACACTGAACGGTGAACTACTACCTGTTGTTGTAACACTAGATGGAGAATAGACTAAGAACATTAATGTCGCATTTGTTGAATTTGATAATATATTTGGATTATTAAAATCCATGACACTTCCATTAAAGATTAATGTTGTATTCAAATTTTGTAAACCTGTTGTAATTGTATTAAAATTTGTATTAGTAATTGCATTATTTTTATTATATGATAAATCATTCCATTGTGTTACATTATTATTCGTTTTTATAATTGATGATGTATTACTAGCATCCATCCATAATTGTAATGAACTAAATAATAATGGTGTAATAGATGCAGGAATAATTGGAGATAATGGATGATATAATGGTAAATACATTTGTAAATTCCATTTATATGCAAGATACCCTTCTACAGAGTATTTTTCTTCTTGTGTTAATGGTTCATTAAATATTAATATTTCACTTATTAATCCATTATATTGTAAACTAAAATTACTATTGGTTCCTATAAATAATTTATTATTGTTTAATGTATCATTATAATTTGTAATAGATCCACTATATTTATATTGAAATAAATTATATTCATTATATGTTAATTCATTAGAATCTATATTTGCATTAAATAAACTTGCTATTGTTTGATTTCTAATATTAATTGGTGATGTTATTTGTGTTGAATTATTACCATTACCTATACTTCTAGTGTTATTATTTGTAATAAATGGATTTGCAATATTATTACTAGGATTTACTCTTGAAATTAATGATTCTGATTGTGCTGGTGTTCCATTACTTTGATAGACTATATATACAAACATACCATTATTAAATGTACTAATTGGTATAGGTACTACATAATTAAAATTTGTTCTTAATTGAATACTAGGTAATCCATTAATACCAGATGATACAAAAGTTGGTATATTTGTATTTGCCGGTACTGCATTATATTTATTAATACTTCTATCATACCATGTAGATACTGGATTACCATTATTTGGTTGATTTAAATATGTACCGGAAATTGCATTTGCATCTAACCATAATTTTAAAGAAGATATTATATTTGGATTAAATATACTATTACTATATAATGATAAATTTGCATTAGGGTTAGTATCACTAGTTACTTGGATATTTATTATTTTTTTAATTATTTGTATAGCATTTTGTTTACCAATAATATAAAAATATATATTTCCTGGTATATTTGGTATTATAAATGAGATAAAATAAGAATTATTATTATATTGAATTAATTTATTTTCAATTAATATAGGATTTGAATCAGAATTAGTATATGAATAATATATATCAAAATTATTAATTTGATATGTTGAATTCCAATTATTTAATGTTAATGTTAACAATTGTTTTGTAATTTTATTTGCTGAATCTGGAGTCATTGTAATTTGAGATGATACATCTGTAATACTAATCGGTCTTGATATACTTTTATAAATATTTCCAAAAGTATCTGTTAAATATATATAATATGTGCCAATTGTTGGAAATTGAACTGTAAAATTTAATACATTATTATTATTATTATCTTGAGTAATTGGAATATTATTAATTAATACTAAATCTGTTGGATTATTTAAATCTTGATTGTATCGAACAGAAATACTTGTTAAATTTGAATTATATACCCAATCTTTTAATATTATTTGATAAAATAAATTTAACCCTTTATACCCATTGACTGGTACTGTAAAATCAGGATTTAAATATGAATATGGATGAGAAGATGGTAAAGCAGTTATTAATGCCCATTTCCATGCAATGTAACCTTCAATTCTTTGTCTTTCTGTTTCATTTAATGTTCTATTAAATATTAATATTTCAGATACATTACCAATAAATCCGTTTGTATTATCTGGATTGACACCAGTTATACCAATATGAATTTTATTACCAATATCATTATAATAAACGGATGATTCACTAATAGTACTTGTACCATTTACAAATTCATTATATTGTAAATTAGAATCATTGTTAAAATACATAATTTTTGACAAAGATGATCCACTAATATTAAAAGGTGATGTAATTGTATTTGTTATATTATCAGTTAGATTACTACTGAACTTACGAACATTATTACTTACACTAATTGGTAATGAAAGATTAGAATCAACATATGTTCTAGTAAATAATACTACATTTTGTGTATTTGATCCAACATTTTTAAATACGATAAAGACTGATATTCCATTACTAAATGAATTTGCAGCGATATTAGCAAATAATCCATTATTATTAAAAGAAATTGTTGCATTATTTGATAATCCAGTTGAATTAAATTTAAGGGCGGTATTAATACTTGATAAATTATTAACTGTGTTATTTACCTTATTTATCCATGTAGAAACATTACTGTTATTTAATGGTTGATCTAAATATGTTCCGTCAATTTCTGTTGCATCATACCATAAAAATAAATTATTTATACTTTTTGGATTTAAAATTACTTGTGGGGTTTGTGTTAAAATTGGTGTAAAAGTTAAATCTGCATATATTACATTATTGATTGTTGTTTGATATATAATATATGGATTATTAACTGGATCTGATACATTTGATACAACATAATAATATGGTCCATTATTAGCAAATGTTTTACTAAATTCTAATGTATAGACATTATTAGTATTGGTAATTGTTATAGGTGATACTCCTAATAAAGTTAAATTTGAAAATGCAGTATCTGTTGCAGTAAATACATATAATTCAGTAATTCCATATGATGAATTCCAATTTGATAATAAAATTGTATAATTAGTTGATACATTTACATTATAAATAGTTGGTGATACTACTGCACGAATAGGACCAATTTTAGTTACAATATTATATGAAGGTGATTTTAAATATCCTGATCCATATACACTAGTATCTGAAAATGCAACATTAATTGAATCATAATTTGTTACTGTTGCATTAAAACTAAAATTACCAGATGAATTAATTGATATAATCTCAGATGGTGTTGAATTATTAATTGTTGATGCAACAAATACATTGAGTGATCTAGGAAGAATATTCCATGCGCTGAAATTACCTGTAAAACGTGTATTGGTATATGTTGCCAAAGGAGTCGGTGTGGTAGTAATTGTTGCAATTTGTAATTGATTAATTAATGATAATTGTCTAGTTAATATAGTTCTTACTAAAAAAGTTTGTGTTTGTTCTGGATCTGTATCTGATAAATAAATATTATATGATCCAATTGCTAATGCTATTGTTTCTATAAATGAAATTGTTGAAGATGTTATTGTTTGTAATCCAAAAGATTCTATTACTGTATTTGGGTTACTACCAATATAGACATATAATTGTGATATGTTATATGAATTATTCCAATTATTAATATTAATTGTTAATGTTGTACTTACATCTTTTATTACAAATAAATTAGTTAATGATGCATTTAATGATCCAATTCTAATTGTTGATATTACAAATATATTTGATTCATAATATCCATTTCCATATGTACCAGATGAATTATCTGAAATATATACATTAAAATTCCCAAGATAATTTACAGTGTAACTAAATGAAAATGTTCCATTTGAATTAATTGTAATTGGTAAAATTATTTTTATATTATCATAAGATGAATAATAAATTACATACATTTGTACATTATTTGATGAATTCCAATTATTTAAATTACCGTTAAATGTAGTATTAGTATATGTACTAAATATATTTGGAGTAGTTGTTATTGATGAAATATTAATTTGTGGTGTAATTACAATTTGAGTTGTTAATGCTTGTCTAATTAAAGATGTTTGTGTAATTGTTGGATCAGTATCACTAATATATATATTATATGAATTAGGTGATAATGCTGACACAATAGAAAATGACATTCTATATATTCCAGAATTATTTGTAATCGTTTGTTGACCATATGATTCTAATTGGGTGTTTGGATTACTTCCTGTATAGACATATAATTGTGTAATATTATATGAAACATTCCAATTTGGTAATGTAACTACTACTGGTAATGATTTATTTTGGATAAAATTTACATTATTAATAGATGCATTAACAGGACCAATTCTTATAGGTAATATATATATATTAGATTCAATATAACCATTTCCATAAATTCCAGATGAAATATCTGATATGTATACATTAAAATTTGCAAGATTAAATTCAGTATATTGAAAAGAAAATGTACCATTTGAATTAATTGTAATTGGTAATATTATTTTTTGATTATTATATGATGAATAATAAATAATATATGTTTGAAATGTATATCCTATACTCCAATAATCTAATTGACCATTAAATGTTGTATTATTGTATGTTCCAAATGGTATTATTGAAGGTGTTATATTTGAAATATTAATTTGATTAATAATATTAATTTGATTGGTCAATGCTTGTCTCACTAAATATGATGTTGTTTGTGTAGGATCAGTATCACTAATGTAAATATTATATGTATTTGGTGATAATGTGGAATTTAAATTAAATGATAAAGTATTATTTACAATTGTTTGTTGACCATAAGATTCTAATTGAGTATTTGGATTACTACCAACATAGACATATAATTGTGTAATATTATAAGAATTATTCCATTTTAATAATGTAATTACTACAGGTAATGATTTATTTTGAAAAAAATTTACTTTATTAATTGATGCATTAACAGGTCCAATAGATGAGGGTAAATTATATACATTAGATTTAATATAACTTGATGTAAATACAATATTATCACCAATTGATAAATTAATTCCAGGTAATGTATTTTCTGTTAATGTATATGAAAATGTACCATTTGAATTTATCTGAATAGTATCTCGAATTGTATTATTATTAGAAATTATAGTATAAAATAAATATAATTCTGTTGGATAATATGTTGACCAATTTGTTATTTGTCCATTTAATATTGTTGAAAGATATGTTTGAAATGGTGAAGGATTTGGTGTAATATTAGATATTACAATTTGAGCATTCACATCAAATGTAGATATTAATTGATTTACTAACGGTGTTGCAATAATATTTGTAGGATCTTGATTTGATAAATATAAATTATATGTACCAGATGTAATTTCTGGTAATACATTACTAAAATTAATAAAATAATTTGTTCCATTTAATTGAATTGATTTAGATCCAAATGTATAAATGACAGTATTAATATTAGAACCCAAATAAATGTATAAATTACTTATAGAATAACTTGCATTCCAATTTGTTAAAATAATATTATATGTTTTACTTATACCTTTAATTGCATAGGATGATGTTGTTAAATTTGCATTTACTGGACCAATTATATTATTTAATGTTAATTGATTTGTTTCTAAATAACCACTACCATATGTAACATTATCTGATATTCCAACTTTAATACCTGGAATGGTATTAAATCTAATTATATAATTAAATACTCCATTTTGATTTATAGTAACAGTGTCAGTATAATATGAATTATCGTATAATGAAATATAATCAATATTTAATGTTGCCGGAAATATACCATTTATCCAATTATTAATATATCCAGTTAATGTTGTTTGAGTATAAGTTGCAAATGGTGATGGTACTGTATCTATATGATCTAATTCAATTTGTTTGATTACTGATAATTGATTTGTTAATAATTGTAATAAATTATAACCTGGTACATTATAATTAGTATCTGAGATATAAACATTATATGTCCCAGTATTAATATTACCTATAGTTGTATTAAATAATAAATAATAAATATTGTTTACTAATGATATAGATTTTGCACCGTAATTCCATAATAAATTATTATTTACATCTACAACATATATATATAATTGTGAAAAAGGATATGTTGAATCCCAATTTTGTAATAAAATAGAATAATTTGTACTTTTTTGGGTAATTACATAACTTTGATTATTAAAAAATGCATTTACTGGACCAATTAATGTATTAATACTAAATGGGTCTGTTTCTAAATAACCTGAATTATATACTGTAGAGTCAGATATTACAAATGATACTGTAGGATATTTAGTTACTTGGGTAGTAAATGAAAAACTACCATTTGAATTAATTGTAATTGTTTGTGCAACAGGTGTTGTATTATTAATTATTTGATTAATGAATAATTTTAATGATGTTGGATAAATAGATTTCCAATTACTTAATGTTCCATTATATGTTATAGAAGTAAATGTTCGTACAGGTGATATATTTGGTGTTAATGTTGTAATTTGTATTTGATCAGAAATTAATACTTGATTAGTTAAACTTTGTTTAAAATATATTTGATTTACATCTCTAATATAAATATTATATGTTCCCGGTGTTATACTAAAATTAGTTGAAAATATAAGATGAAACATATTAGTATATACAATATTATATTCACCTAGTATAACAAGAGGTATTTCTGGATTTAAACCAATGAAAACTACTATAGAATTAATATCATTAATTGTACTATAACTTGTATTCCAATTAGTTAATTGAATATCAAAATTTGTTTGTTTTGAATTAATTATAAATGGTGGTAATGCAAGTACACCATTTATTGGTCCAATTTCATTTTCTAAAAATCCAGCAGAATATTTAATTAATCCGTTATTATATACATTATTATCTGATATAAATATAAATACTGGTGCAACACTTTCTGTATAAAATGGATAATTTAATATTCTATTTTGGTTAAATATTATTGGAATTGGCGCAGAATATATATTTTGAGGATTACTATCGGAAGATAGAAATAAATATAATAAATTTGGAATATCTTTATAAATATTATAATTGGGTGAATAATTATTAACACTAAATTGGATATTATTTGTAGTAAAAGTAATTAATGTATCATATATATTGTCAGTATAAAATGCTGGTATAACATCAATATAATTAAATGTTACTAAATCACCTGGAGGATTTGTTATTTGAATATTTACTAAACCTTGACCATAATTGTATATATTTGTAATTCTATTATATGTTAAATATAAATATAATTGTGATATATTTGTAAAAGTTGTTGTAAAATATAACACATATATTCCATTTTCTAATACAATATTATAATTAACACTTGATAATCCATTTATTGGAATATAATTTGTATATACATCTGGTGTTGTAATATCTCTGGTATATATATATAGTTTATTAACACCATCATTTATATAATTTGGTAACCAATTACCTAATGTTACTTTAAACTGAGTTTCTTGATTTGTTATTGCAATATATTGACTTAATATACCCGTTACATTTTCTATTCTTGTTGATATAATTGGATTTGTTACATTTACTAAAAAATTTACAGGTCTTGAACCATAAGGCGCTGCCTCTGAAATTTGATTAAAAGTTAAATATACATAATTGTTACCTAAATTTTTAAATGCTGCGGTAAAAGTTAATTGAGATCCAGTTTCAAATGGTGTTAATGTTGCAAGTGTTTGTGGAGTATTTATAATTCCTATATCATTACCTAAATTTACTCCATTTATATTATTAGCAAAATATACATATAATTGATTAATACGATATACAGATGACCAATAGGGTAAATATACTGTATATTGTTTTGGTACAGTTAATAATGCAGTATTATTATTTATTGTACAGATTTTTGAAATTGGTTCAATATCATTTACAATATTAATAGTTTTTGCTTTACTTACATTTGGAATTAGTGCAAATACTTTTGCATTTCCAAAATTTTCTACTCTTTGTTGATCACATACATATATGTATACTGATCTAGATGTAGGAAATGTTAATATTGAATTAATTCGATAAGATGGTGTATTTGAATCTGGTTCATAATATAATTCTAATGTATAAGGACCATCACCTATACCAAGTTCACCACTTGCATTTGTTAGATTTTCGCCTGTTACATCATTAGAAATAAATGTATATAATTCATTAATTTTTAATTTAGGTGTCCATTCAAATAATGTAATTTTAATTAATCTTGGAACAGTTATAATTGCATAATTATTATCTAATGAACCATCTGAAATACTAGATACTGTAATTGGAGTTGTTATATTAACAGCAACATCACTAGTACCAAAAGGGTGTGTATCATCGATTAAACTGTTTGTAATAGAAATAAATACTTTACCTGGTACATTAAATTGCATAAATAATGATCCAATATAATTTCCATTTGAGAATACTGTTTTACCAGAACCTAAGAAATCCGCTGCAGTTGGATTTGTACCAATATATACATAAAAGAAAACGCCATAAAATTCTGACCAGTTTGTAAAAATTAAATTAAATAATGTATTAATTCCTAATTTTGCATTAACTGGTAATAAAACAGCGTTAACTTGTTTGGTTGGATCTGTTTGTGATGTAAAATCATAATAAATAAATGATTCAATAAATGTGCGAAAATGCATAAATGTATAATTTGATGTATTAGGTCCGGTTGGATCATATGTAGGTGCATATGATGATAATATTGTTAATGATTGATTTATATCTTGTATATTTTGAAAAATAGTAAACATGTTTTTTAATACATTATTAATATCATATTGATATAATAATTGTAAATAATCTAATGTATCCGTTTCAAAATTATATTGATATCCAAATGGTAAATTACTGTAACCTACTGAAAATGGTGTACCACTAGAACCAGTTACTACTACTGCTGAAATTGTTTTACTTCCAGTGTTAATATTTACATTATATCTTTCATTTGGTAAATTAAAATAAACATTATATAATGTTAATGTAACATCATAACCATTTTTTACATATGCAAAATTTTTAAAATCGTATTTAGTAAAATATGAATATTTTAAATTTGAAGTTTTATTAATTGAATTTTGAATATTACTGATAATATAATCAATAATTACAGTAAATAAATTAGATGGTACATTAGTTGAATTTGTTGAATAATATTGTAATCCAGTTAATACATCCGCACTTTCAGAATTTCTAACCATATAATTTACATTATTAAAGGTTATTTGTTGATAATCTGATATTAATATTGTATTATTCTCTTTCCAATAATCATATGCATTATGAAAACGAACTCTTTCTTCAAAGTTATTATATTTTCCTATTAAGGATTGTCTTAATGCAAACATTAAACGATAATATTGTGAATAATTAAAATTATTTTTAATTGTAATAAGTGAAAAATCATTTTGAATTTTAAATTGTTCATATTCTGCTAAATATGTATCAACTGTTAATGTTGTATTATTAGTTGTTACTTCAAATGATGAAATTGAGATTTTTAATAATGAATTCAAAAACATATCAATAATATCATTTAATCTATCTGAACCATTTAATACTCTTAATCTAGTATATAGATCATTATATGATATTTCATAAATTGAATTTTGATAAATAATTTTCTTTGATTTTAATAATAAAAATAAATATTCTGAGATTAAATTTATTAATCCATTTTTCCAATCTTTTGCAGTAATTTGTGCTAATGTATTACCTAGCGCCATAGGTGTTAATTGAAATGAACTACCAATTAATTCAGTTTGATTTAATATAAAACATTCTGATATCAAAAAATAATATATTTGTATAATCACAGATGATAAAACAATATTTCCTTCTATAAAACAATTAATTTCAGTACCCGTAGAATCTATTATTTTTATTGATCCCATATAATTATCTGATGACATTACACCTAGAGTATATGGATATCCTCCAAAAACTAATCCATTTTGATCAAATGAATTAGTTACAATTGTTCTTTCATTTAAATATTCAACATATTTATCATTATTTGGCAATAATATATTTATTGATGCATCATCACTAACGTTTTCTAAATCATTTAATAAATCTTTTAAAAATAATAAATTATCAACATGTTTATTAACAAAAAATGGGTGTGATACACTTTGTAAATGATCAATTGATCCAATTACAGAAATACTATCTATAATACTATCAAATCTTGCAATATCCGCTGCAATATCTGGATAATCTGAAAATGTATTTAAACTCAATATTTTTCTTACTCCAGTTTCTGGTACTATAAAATAAGTATATGCATTATCTACAAATGAATAATAATAATTTCGATATTGAATCTTCATTAGTAAAAATACATACATAAATGATTTAGGTCTGGGTGCGGTTGTCCCATTAAATAATTTAACAGTTGAAGGTACTGATTTATATGGAAAAAATGCAAGACTGTTAAAATATAATTGATGAAAATTTGCTAAAAAATAATCAACACCAGATGATAAATATTTTACAAAATAATAACTTACTGGTAAATCAGGATTATCAAAATCTGATATAAGTGGTTTTGATGATGTATTATTTAAAAATGAAAATAAATAATTTAAATAAAATACAATAGTTTTACTTGCATTCTGAATATTATATAAATCATGATATATTAATGGGATTAAATGATAATCTACATTATTTGAAAATTTAAAAAATTTATCATAAAATGTTAATGATGTTACATCATTAATTGAATAATAATCATCTAATAATTTTTTTTGTTCGATTGTAACACTTTGTGTTGATACATTCTTTTGTCTATAATTTAATATATTTTTAAACAATTCTTTAAACACTGATATATCTGATTGATATACACTGAATATATTTTTAGCAGGTATATCAATAAAATCTAATTCAATTAACGTATTATTATCTTGTCTATATTTAAAATCATTATTAAAAGTATCTTTTTCATTAAAATATGATTGTGAATTTATATATTCTATAAAAACATTACATATATCATGATAATTACTATTTGATAAATATTTGATAATTGATGTATCTGAAAAATTTGTTTGATAACTCTTATAAATTTTATTTATAAAATCATATAATTCATATCCAACATTTGACATATCTAATGTATTTGATGATAATTCGGTATATTGATCAATTGTTATCACTAATCCATTAATAATTGATGAATATAAATAATTTTGATCTTTATAATAATTTAATATATAATTATCCCAAGATTGATATAATACTAAATCTGTCATTGGTTGTGATGATGTTTTAAATTGTGTTATTAATGTAGAATATATATCTGCATTTGGATATGGATTTGTTATATTAATTGAATATTTCATTAATGTTAAAAATTCTTGATGATCTGTAAAACGTTGATTCAAATTATTTAATATATTTATTATTTGAATTGGATCATCATTATAATTAAAAGATGATGCACTTGATGAATTAAAATTATTTAAAATACTATATAATCTTTGATCTAATAAATTATATCTAACTCCTACTCCATTCAACCTACCAATCATATCTCTAGTACCATATGCCATTCGTGTTGCATAGATTGTTTCACCTCTAATAGTATCAGGTCTATTATTATATGATATATTATTATTACTGTCTTTGGTATAATACTCTGAAATAAATGATCTACCAGAATAGATATAAAACATGTCATAAAATATAGAAAGAGTATTGTAATAATAAAAATAGGGTTTAGATCCTTTATTTATCCACGCTTGATAACTTTGTACAATATTTCCTTCCATATTAGGTAAATATAATCCAATTTGATTAGCATAAAAAAATGCAAAATCAACTGCTGAAATATTTGCTGTAATATAATTATTGATTTTTTGATAAAAACTTGTTAATGTTTTATTCGGATATTGAATATCTCGTTGAATACCACCATATCCGGCAGTAAATAAATATTTTATATAATCATAATGTATTGATAAATTAAATATTTTATAATATTCATTAATATTATATCCAGTAGGTACTGCAATTGTTGATGTAAATGTAAGATCTGTTACATTTAGTATATTATATTGATCTGATGCAAAAATAATTTTAATTAAATCACCAGATCCATGAATTTTATATATAATTGGATAATTACTAAGAGATAAATTTTGATTTAATACTATATTAATTGCATGTTTCTGTGTTAATTTTGCAATGTAATAAAAAATGTTTGAAAATTCATTTATCATATTTAATACTTGATTTGTAAAATTAGTATTATTTGCAATATTATATTGTGGTAATAATGTATAAGACGTATATAATGTTTTAAATGCATTTTTATCTTGATTATTCTGAATTATAGAATTATATTGAACATAAAAATTTGATAATGAAATATTTGTAAATGTTGTTGTATTCATTATAGATGAAAATACTGAAAATGCTAATTTACTTAATACATCTGGTGATAATTGATATATTGTTTTAAAATAAGTATCATCGATATTTGTATTTATATTACATACATCACTATATAATGAATATAATTCTGCCAAATATTTGTAAATATAATAAATAAATAATCCATCATCTTTTCCAGATAATGCTGAGATATAATTATTAATTGTGGTAGTATTTACACCATTTGTTATAAATATATTATTCCAATATAATTCTGCATACGATTTTTGCATACTTACTACATGTTCTTCTAAATCTGATAAAAATGTAATAAAAGAAAAATTTCCTGATTGATCACGTGGTAAGATTGATGCAAATGTATTATATTTTGAGACCTTATCTAATAAATTATATGAATACTCTACTGGTTCCATTAATAATGGTAATTGTCCAGGATCTAAAAATGATAATGGTCCTTCATTATTAATTTTATAATTATATCCATCCGTTCTTGGATAATTTATATTATTTATAAAATAAACATAATTCGTTTCATTTAAATAATTCTGACTTAATTCACCTACTTTTTGATAAATATTTTGATAAATTTGTAATTGTTTGCTATACATAAATCTAGGATAGTATTCAGATGAATTAAATTTAATTAAATAAGATCCATCTGTTAATAATGGTGTTTTATCTATTAAATCTTCTTGATATGTACTATATGTAATTCCACCATTTCTGATAATATTTTCTCTATTTATTTCATAATTTTTCATATATCCAAAAATTGTTTCATGTTGGGTATTAATATAATCTAATAAGATATTGTTACTATATAATTGATGTTTAAAACTAGTATTATTATTAATAATATTAACTAAATCACTTGAATAATTATCTAATATTGTATTTAAACTATGTATAGTAATAACTCCAGATAATGTAGATGTTGTATAAGTAAAATTACTTTTTTTAAAATCAATGTATTCTAAATTAAATGAATTTTGAATATTTAAAATAAAAGATGTTAAATCAAATGATATACTAGAAGACGTAAAATCGGTTATTAAATTTTTGGGTATTATATTTGAGACACTATAATAATCTGATATATAAGTATTACTATCATCTTTCTTAAAATATGTAAATTTTAATTGTGTTAAATTTGATAATTGAATTGGAATATTTGATGTATTAAATCTTAATATTGTTTTTCTACCACCAGTATTTAATGGATTATATTGTAAATAATTTATTGTTTTTACAAAATTATCACTTAATTTATCTTTAATATTTAATAATGATGCAACCCATTGATTATTATAATTATCTGAAAATGTTTCATATTGATCTATAATATTTGTTGTTAAAAAATTAGTATATGATAATTGATTACTGTATAATCCATCATTTTTAACACTAGTATTAATTGACTTTAATATATAATTTTGATATCTGAATGTGCCATTTTCTAAATTTGTAAATGTTGTATTACCTGCACCAATAAATGAATATATTTGATTAGAGTTTGTATAATTGATTTTATAATATACATTATTTAAATAATCTTGATTTTCTGTCGTTTTAATAATTGTTTTATAATACATTTTTGATAAATAATTATAAAATACATCATAACTATCATAAATATATGTTTCTACTGTATTTGTCATCGATGTAATTTGTTCATTTGTTAATAAGAAATCACTCGAAAAAATAATTGATCTTAAAATATTTTCAGTTATTGATTTAATTGGTGTTGTTGTAATTGATGATATTGTAATATCAGTATATATTAAATTTTTTATATTATTTAAAAATACTAATTCATCATCTTTTGTTATAATTGTAGAAGCATAATTACTATTATAATTTGAATATACTGTATTTTTTGTAATATTTGATGTTGAGTTTAATAATAAAGTATCTGTTAATAATAATTGATCTATTTCAATTGATGTAACAGATAATGTAGTGTTATATCCATTTGTTGTAAATTCATCAGTGTTAGTAAATGTTCTACTAACTGTTAAAATTTTAAATATACCATATAAATTATTATAATTATTTATTGGTGTTATTCCAGTTTGATTAATTCCGACTAATATAATATCACCAACATTTATATTAATTGATCTATCTAATAAAAATTCAGTAACATTATTAATATTATTTTTTATTGACGATATTATTGCAAAATTAATTGATTCATTTTGTATACTATTCATACCATAATATAAATATAATGGTACTGTTACATTATTAGTCTTATTTTCTATTGTATTATTTGTTAATATATGTCTAAATGGTTGAACTATTATTCTTAATGGTGATGTATCTTTTATGTTTTTAATTGTTAATGCTCCAATAATTTCATTATCTCTTTTAACTAAAATATAATTTTTATTAAAAATTGAGAAAAATGATGATGTATAATCATATAAATAATTTTTATTATTTGATATATTTTCAAATGGTATATATGTAATATTAAATATTTTAGAATATGTAATTGGTAATATAATATCGTATTGATAATCAATAGGATTATAATTAGAAAAAATATTTTCATAATTAAATACATAATCATTAATTTTTGAACTATTCACTAATTCAGTATTCATATTAGTAATAAATGTATCTAATGCAATAATTTCAGATCGACGTAATATATATTTTTTAATTGTATTATTATATTCATTCTGCCAATTATTAAAATATTGAATATTTAATGTTGGGTTAATTTCTTTAATATTTAATAAATTTGCAATAAAGAAATAAAATTCTTTGTCTTGAAATGCATAGTTTAAATAATCAATCGTTGATACAAGTGATTTTTCTGCATATACAAGATCTCTAATTGTATGTAATTTATATTGATTATCAAAAAATTGTGAATTATTTTGTAAAAAATTTGATAATGAATATTTTTGTTTTTTTCCTTGTGTTAAAAACATTGTTGCATCCAATAATGGTAATACTAATTGATATTGTCCTAATACACTATCTCTGACTAAATATACTTGAATATTTGCTCCCAAACTTAATTTATACAAATTTTCATTATATTGTTGTACATCTGTCATAATTGAAAATGTATATTGATCTTGTAACGATTTTATATATGCATCTTTATCTGTAAATGTATATTCTCCTTTAATTTGAGGTAAATCTACAACTAACATCATATCTGTTAATAAATCACCTACTTTTGGTATTACTACTTCCATTTTTTTTCCAAAATCACTTAAACTTGATAAATTAAGAACATAATTTTCTAATGTAAATGGTGTGTATTTATGATATACAGCTTTAAAAAATGTGTAATTTTGATCATTAAATAATGAATCACTTGACACATTTGAAGCGATCTGTAAAATACCTCCTCCCATATTTATTCTTCTTATAATTATAATAAGAATATGTTTAAATTATTATTATAATTAATTTTATGCACTAAAATATAGTGCACCCATTCCATTTGCTAATCTTAATATATTATATGTTAAACCATATAATTTAAATCGTGCTTTATTTATATCAGTGTTAAGATTATAATTACTTGCATAATTCCAAAATACATCTGTAAATGTTAATGTCATTGATTTATATCTTAATGCTGAATAATTACATGATCCAGATGGTTGATATTTTTCTGGATTTAATGAATATATATACATATATATTCCATCATTTGGTATACAACTATGATGAGCATATGGAATAACTGTATTTATATAATCACCCGCTAATGTTTTTTGTCTAGGATATGATTCAAATAATAATTCAAATGTATTTAATGGTCCGGGATACTTAATGGTTAATATTGCAGTATCTTCGCCTTCATATTTTCCATTAAATTGAAATTGTTGATTATTTATTCCAATAACAGTATACGTATTATTATAAAATTTTGATGAACTAAATGTTACTTGTGTTCCTATTAATGTATTATCTATTGTTAATTGATTTGCAAATTCACTATTTAATATAAATATTGGAACAGTATTACCATTAACTAATTGATTAGTAATATTTCCTTCTACAATAATAGTTGTATCATATGAATAATTCTTATAATATAATGATTGATAACTTTGTATTACAAAATATATTCCTTTTACTGAATTAAAAAAATCATAATTTATTGTTTGAGATTGATTTATTATATCTGTATTATATTCTTGTACATAATCTATTAAATATTCATGTGCATATGTTGCAAATTTTGCTCTTTCATCTTGGTCTAAATAGATAAATTCTGTTAATAATCTTACATCAATTATACTAACATAATTATCTATATTAACACCACTACTTGTTATTAATGGATCTACATTTGCAATATTAAATATATTATTTAATTGAATTGATATTTTAACATCATGATACCTAAAAAATAATATTGGTAATGAACATTCTAAATATCTATTGAAAAAAAATTGTAATGGTATTAATAATTGATACTGAGGTTTTACACTATCATCATATTTTGTTAATATATCTATATTGCCTATCATTTTATTATAAGTTGGTAAAATATCAGTATTAATTGTTAATTCTGCCCAAATATTTAACCAATCTGTATATTGTCTGTCTATTTTTTGTCCACCAATTTCTAAATCAATTTGCTGTATTAATAAATGTCCAAGTTTTTCTTTCCATCCAAAATAATAATTAGTTTTTGTACCAAATTCTTTTGTTAAATTAAATAATAATTTATCATAATATTCTGTCATTGATACAAAATTTTTAAATACTGGTAATGATAATAAACCCGTTGTTGAATCAAATGCATCTAATGGATCCTCTAAACTAGTATACGCAAATACAAAATCATATTTTACACCATTTATTGCATAATATATACCAGTACCTTGAATATCTGCATATGCTTTAGATGATGCTAAAGTAGTTATCATTAGTTGTATATCAGATATATTAAAATTTATATTTTTCTGTTCATCTACTATCTTTCTATATGTTGGATATAATATATTAATAAAGTTTAAAAATGCAGTATAATTTTCTTGTGCACTCGCTCTATTTAATCCACTTATAATATCTGCTGGTAATCTTGGTATACTTACACTAGATAATGTTACAGCAAAATACATTTTATGAATTAAATCGCCAGTTTTTGGTAATACACATGATAATATTTCACCAAATTCCATTGATCCATCCATTGGTAAATAAATCATTTCAGTAGCAAAGTTAGTATGTCTTTTATATACTACGTCAAAATATGATATCTGTGGAAATTCTGTTAAAAAATCTACATTTCCTCTTACTTCTAATTTGATATCACCCTTCATATTTATTCTAATTAATTTAATTATTATAATTTTATATTTATCTATTAAATTATAATTTAAGGTTTATTCTTTGAATTATTATATAAAGTAAGTTTTATTTTTTGTGTTTTATCTCCATGACTATCATTTCCTAATACATAATCTTTTGTACCTTCTAAAGAATGTTTTTTTAATGTTTCTGGAAAATCATCTAATTTATACATTTCTAACATTTTCTTTCTAATAGTTGATGTAATTGTATTTATAAAGTCATCAAATTGTAATGTTGACCATCCATTATTTGTAAGTATTGATCCTGTATTTGCTCTTAAATTAGTATATTTTATATTACGATATTGTGGTAACTTATTATTACAATGTACTGTTTTTATATATTCAAGTTGATAATTTGGACCACTAGTGCATACTTTTCCACGTTCTTGGGGTGTTAAATCACTCATATTTTCATTACCTAATCCAATAATTTGTATATTAATAGTATTTGTACTATTATCATTAATAGTAATATTTTTATTTGTTTCGGTTAATTCTGTTAATTGTTCTATCATTTTTTGTTGCTCTTCTTGAATTTTTTGTTGATGTAATAACAATTGTTTTAATTCTTCTATTTCATTTTTATTATTTAAATTATTTTTTTTACAATTATTCATATGAATTTTTAAATTATATTTTGTTGAATATAATTTATTACAAAAACTACATTCATTATTTTTATTATCTTCGTTTATACATGGTTTTTTTCTTAATAAATGAGAATCATATGCACTTTTTTTATTAAATTCTTTATTACAATTTATACATGTATAATTTGTCATATATATATTATTGCTAAATTTTTATGCCAAATTCAGGAAAATCATAAAATTTTGGCGATTTTCTGAATTTTTCAGCAAAATTTGGCAAATTCCTGATTTTTTCAGCAAAATTTGGCAAATTTGATAATTTTGTCTGATTTTTTCAGCAAAATTTGGCGATAATTATTATATCAATACGATAATATAATGTTTTATTTTTAATTTTATTTGATATAAATTTCTGAATTTGGCGATATATTTTATTTATAGAGAGAGAGAGACTTGTTATTTTTTTAAAATTTTTTAGAAAAAGAAAAAACAAATATGAATATATTTTTTTTTTATTATATAATATATTTAATACATTCATCAATCATATTTATAAAAAATGATATTTCTTTTTCTATTGGTAATATAAATCTATCTCTATTTGCTTTTTCTTTGTATAATTTTAATTTTTTTAATACTATTAGTTCTATTAGATTCATATCTTCTTCGGTATTACAACTTTTATAATATGTAACTTCATGTTCTGCTGTTTTATTATATCCACTTAATCGTCGTTTTAAATTTGTTGCTTTACCAATAATATAAATTCGTTTATTTTTATTATCTTCTGTTGTTAACATATAAATTACATTTTTTTCTGGATAATTTTTTCTTCTTTGCTTTTTTATAAATGAATCTTGTAATAATTGTATTTTTTGGTCTTTTAACTTCAATTCATTTTGATGAGTTTCTAGTATAATTTTTATATTTGAAGAAGATTCATTTATAATTGAATCAGGTGTTAATATATTTTTTAATTTACAACTTTTATTTTGTATATGTTTTGTAACGTTACTTTTTTGAAAAAACTTTTTATAACATTTTGGACATGTATTATCTGTTAATTTAATAATATTAATATTTTGATTTATTTCAGATTCTAATATTACTTGTGGTATTATTATCGAAGGAGACGGTAATAACACGCTAGATGATAATATTTTATTTGGATTTATTTTGGATTTTTCATTAATTTCACATGGTATTTTTCTTATTAAATGTGTTGTATAATGAGTTTTATGATTAAAATCTTTTAAACATCTTTCACATGTATATATTCTCATAATATATATTATATTATAACTATATAATGGTTAATTTTTATATTATCTTTAATATAAAAATTAAATATTGACCAATTTTTTAGACAAAAATCTTAAAAATTAATTAAAATATTTATTTTTAAATTCATTAATACTAATTGATCCCATACTTAGATTACATTGTGCACAAATCGGACGTAAATTATTAATATTTGTTTCACCTCCATTAATTTCAGCAATATTATGACCACAATGAAAATCAATTTGTCTAATATCTTGGTGATTACAACATATACATTTTGCTATTCCTTTATTAGCACCAATATATGTATCCCATACTAATTTTTTTAATGTTTTAGGTATTGTTTGTTTATTTTTATTATTTATATTATTTAATTTTATTAATTCTTCTATTTTTTGTTGATCTTCTTGTATTTTTTTATTTAATTTTTCTATAATTTTATCATTTTCATTAATTGTATTTTTATCTTTTAAAATTTTACAACTTTTATTATTTATATGTATTAATACATTACTTTTTTGAAAAAAAATTTTATAACAATATGGACATTTATTATTATTTATTTTAGGAGTTATATCAACATTATCTTGTAATGGTATTTCAATATTATTAATTTCGAGTATATTATTATCACATGGATTTTTTCTATTTATATGTTTAGTATAATTATATTTTTTTAAAAAAATTTTATTACATCTATTACACGTATATTTCATATTATTATCATTATATAAGTGTAAATATTTATATATTAATTTATAACAATTTAATATAAATCTAATATATGCCGAAAGAATATGAATATAGATTCAATAATTATAATAAAAAAGAAATAATTACAAAATTAAAAGATATTAATGCAAAATACTTTGGTACATTTAAATTTAGAGTCATGGTCTTTATAGATTTTATTAACAGTGAAAAATATATTCGTGTCCGCGATGAAGGTCACCGTATAACCATGACAGTTAAAAATAATTTAACTGATAAATTTCCTATAGAAAACGAAGTAATAATTAATGATTTTGATGAAGGAGTTAATATATTACTTGCGGTAGGATGTAAAAAGAAATATTATTATGAGAAATATCGAGAAATATGGCATTATAAAAATTCAGAAATTATCTTTGATATGAATCCTGGTATACCCGAATTAATGGAAGTTGAATCTAGTACAAAGAAAGAATTAGATATTCTTTGTAAAAAATTAGATTTAAATATTAATAATTATCAAGGGTTCAGTAATAATCAAATATACTTAGATTTATTTGGTATAGTTATACCAAAAACTCTTGATTTAACGTTTAAGAATTCTAAGAAAGAATTAAAACCAACAAAAAACAAAGAAGAATTTATTAAATTAGTTAAGATGCAAATAAAAGAATTCAATAAAATTAAATAAAAGAATTCAATCTTTTTTTATCAATGATTTAATTATATTATTAATATGAAATGTTCCATAATTAATAATATACATTGTATAATAATCAAATCGATGAGTACGAGGAATAAATAGAGGATTATTATTTTTAATTTCTATTTTACCAATATTAATATCTATATTAGTAATAATTCCATGGATATAATATTTATTTTTATTATCATTATTAATATAATTTAAGGTAACAACATCACCCTCTTTAAACTCATTAATAAAATTTGTTGTTATGTATTTTTCATCTGATTTTTGAATAAATTGTTCAACAAATGATGCATGTACTTGTTCTTTTGGTATTTTTGTATAATAATCAAAAGTTAATCCTAATTCAGATACTGTAACTTGTTTTTTAATCTTATAAATATATTCATCAAATTGTGACAATGAAATTAATTGTTCATATGTTATATTTAAGGGAAGAGAATCATAATGAATATCTGCTGAAGAATTCATTTTATTGTTAAAATATATTAATATAAAATATATTAATATATTTTCAATTTTTGTTAAATAAATTAATCATTTTCATCACATCCAAAATCAAATAATCCTGATACATTATCTGATTCTTGGATTCTCTGATTTAATTCATCATTTGATTTTTTATATTTTAAAATATTTTGATTACTCTTGTGTGATATATGTGATATATCTATATCATCATCAGAATCATTTGATTTTTTTATTTTTATTGGTTTTGTAAAAAATAATTTTATATCAGTATTATCATATTCAATATAAAATCCATCTTCTATAAATACATCTTCTAAATGTTTACGATATTCTAATCTAATTTTTTCTTGTATAATATCATGCGCTTCTGATATAATATTTTCATCTCTTTTTAACGAATATTGTACAATAATATTACCATCATCGTCTATATCATATTCATCATAATTTTCAGCATCAAAAATTTTATCTAATAAAGCGAGTTTTACACGTGAAAAAAGTGTTTCTGATTTGTGTTTAATATAATTTTCCATGCGTATACTTATTGTTTTGGACATTTTATAAGTATTGTATATATTGTATATCTACTATTTATTAATATGTGTATATACATATTAATATTAATTTTCATTTTTTATAATAATGCAAGATTAAAGTATTTACATTTAATATTAGTGAGTTAAATAATCATACCATTATTTAATACTATTTATTTTATATCAATACAAGAAGATAGAAAGAAATTATTAAAATAAATAAATATTTTAATAATTATGTTGATGGAAAATATTGCCAATTTAAATGATCACAAATTTGTTTCCATGTACTATCGACTTCTTGTAACTTTTCTCTATTTTTAAGCAAAGGAAAATAGATAAGATAATCATCTAATTCTAATAATTCAAAGAATTTGTGCATTAGATAATTATAATTTAAACAACTCTTTCTATTTTTAGGTTTATAAATTTCAAAAGGTTCTTGAATTTCCTCAAACATCATATCTATTTTATGTTCCGCTTCACGAGAAATTGTAATAGGAAGTTTACTTGTTAAGAAACAAATAATATGTGTAATATGTTCATAATATTTATTATGACCAAGTTTTTTAAGAATATCTCTCATTACTTTATGATTTATACTATCATTATCTAATCTTAGTTTTTTAATTTCCTGTTTTATTTCGTCATAAATTTCAGTAGGTATATCAATAGTTTCTTTTGCTTGGAATTGATTAATTCTTTCATTCAAGTGATTTTTTCGTTTATATGCAGTATAGTTTTTACTACCTTGAATTGGTTCTTTGTAGTTTGGTTTATCTGTATCTAATAATATTTCACTAGACACACCACATGCAGTACAAACTATTAAACCGTCATGTTGATGAACAGTCATTTCAGTTTTACATTCGGGGCATTCAAGGATAGTATTATGAGAGAGTTTATTAGTAGTTTGTGTTGTTATTTTTAAATAATCATTTAATAATGTTGCTTTATTAGTTGTTATCGGATCAGCATCATAATAATCAACTAATATATTAACAGTGTTATAAAAATAATCAAGTTCTGCAGAATTACTTTCTATATCTTCAATATTTTTAGAAAAAATTTCTATTTTTTCTTTATATAATTTAGATTTCATATCATTATCAATACTTCTATTATTTTCTAAATTTATTATATCTGTTTTATATTTTTCTATTTTTAATTTTAATTTATCAACTAATACATGACTACTTTTAAAATTATTCATCATTTTTTGATGACACATATCAACAGTATCTTGAATATTTGCTTGTTTTTTTCTATTTTTATTATTAACAAAAGATGAATATTTTGTAGTTTTTTCTTTAAAAGTTGACATACTTATAAATATAAAAAATATTTAAGTAATAAACTGAAAATAAATAATATGTTAATTTTAAAATATATTGTAATAATAATAGAAAATGTCTGCACCAAGTTATCAATTTAGTTTAAATGCTGCTTTTAAAGCAAAAGTAAATGCTGTTGAACCATCAGCGAAAGCATCAAGTATACTTTCTAATTTTTGGGTTATTTCAATATTTTTTATATTTGAATACGCACCATTTTTGAGTGGATTAGGTGCATTAGGTTATGGTTTTGCAAGTATATTATCAGCAGATGTATTCTCTATCTTAGTAAATAAAAATATAATTGTATTTTTTAATATTCTTGTTGGTATATGTGGATTTTTTACTGTATGTGAATGGATTGCATTAGATTTCTTATTGAATATGTTATTATCTTTTGCAAAATTTATATCAGGTAATATTTAATAAAAAATTAAAAATATTATTTTTAATTTTTTATATTTAGACTATTTAAAAAACATTTAGTTTTTAATTAAAAATTAATTCAAAAATAATTAAATTAGGGTTAAATCTTCAAAAATTATTTTCTGAAACATAGTTATATACTAAAAAATGGGTGGTGGCTTAGTTCAACTCGTTGCTTATGGCGCTCAAGATGTATACCTTACTGGTAATCCTCAAATCACCTTTGAATAAAGGGTTGAAAAGCAACACGCCTTGAATATGTGGATATTTCAAGGATAAACCGTTTAGTATCCATCTCAAAAATTGCGCCAATTTTTGATGTTACAGTTGCTAGTGAATAAATTAAAAAGAATTATTTTAATATAATCTATTTGCGACACTATCAAATTGTTCTGGGAACCCCTTAAACTTCTAATACGAAATCATAGTAGAAATACATGATGGCTAAGAGTAAAAACTTAGATCTATTATCGCATAGATAATTAACGTAAAAATTTAGAAGATGATAAATTGTTATGAATACCTTACGTAGGTTTAAAAAGTAACAGTTTATAGATGGGCTATCAGCAGCCAAGTCCTAAAGTATAAAGAGTTATTAATAAATATAATAGTTTGTAATAAAATGGGAATAATATACTTAATAAAAAATAAAATAGATAATAAATGTTATGTTGGTCAAACAACACGAACATTAAAGAAAAGATGGTCAGAACATTGTAAACAAAATGGATGTATTGCATTACATAATGCAATATTAAAATATACACCTGAAAATTTCACAATAGAAGAACTGTATGAAGGAAGTAATAATGAATTAGATGAAAAAGAAAAAAAATATATAATACAATATAATTCAATATGTCCTAATGGATATAATATTACTTCTGGAGGAAATTCAAATAAAATTCATTGTGAAGAAAGTCGTGAAAGAATGCGACAAAGTAAATTAGGTGAAAAAAATTTCAATTACAATAAACCAAGAACAGATGAAACTAAAAGAAAAATAGGAGAAGCAAAAAAAGGAGAAAATCATCATTTCTTTGGTAAAGAATTAACATATGACCATAAATTAAAATTAAGTTTATCTCATAAAAAAGATGATTTACCTATGTATTTAGTTCATCTTGATCCAAGACCAAAAGTCTATCAAGCAGAAGGATATGCAGTATTAAATCATCCTAAAGGTAAGAAAAAATATTTTACCAGCAAATTATTAACATTAGAAGAAAAATTAAAATTAGCGTCAGATTATTTAAATCAGCTAAACTCTTTATAAAATGGATGCAGTTCAACGACTAGATGGTAGTGGGTCTAAAAATAATAAATAAGATAATTAAAGAATTATTTTTAGGCTTAAGGTATAGTCTAGCCCCCATGGGAAACTATGGGGTACCGCGTTTTCAAAGTTGTCTATCGCAGACACACCAACTTCGCTAGTGAATCTATCGAACAAACTTTCACTGGTTCCCCCAGCTTCGGCAACCGCGTACAAGTCCAATTAACTCGCAATGCCGACGTTGTAACCAAAATGTACCTCCGCGCTGTATTAGGTGCTGGAGTATCCTCTTCCAAATGGGCATGGGTCTCTAACGTAGGCCATGCTCTCATCAACAATGTATACCTCGAAATTGGCGGCACTCAAATCGACAAACAATACGGTGACTGGCTCAATATCTGGTATGAATTAACCCACAAAGCCGGACACGAATCCGGATATGCCCGCATGGTAGGTAACGTATCTGCCAACACTGACCTTGCATTATCTCACGCTCAATATTCCCTTAACGTACCTCTCCAATTCTTCCACTGCAGACACGATGGATTAGGTCTCCCTTTAATTGCTCTCCAATACCACGAAGTACGTGTAACATTTGAATTCAACACCCTCAACAGTTTAATTGTAAACACCTACGGAACCGGAACTGCAATCTCTTGGACAACTCAACCCACTCTCTCCGCCTCTCTCTGGGTAGACTATGTATACCTTGACCAAGAAGAACGCAAACGTTTTGCCCAAGCCACTCACGAATACCTCATTGAACAAGTTCAATTCCCCTCTTCTGAATCTATCAACAGTGTACAAACTCGTATTCGCCTTTCTTTCAACCACCCTTGCAAATTCCTTGTATGGGTTGTTCAATTAGGCCGCTACACCAGTGGATACCGCTTCCTTGCATACCATGCAACTGATGCGAATGCAGTACGCTTAGAAGCCACCAAACGTTTCATTCTTGGATGGGCCAAAGTAACATCTGGAACAATTATCATGAGTGGTGACTATGTAGACCACGTAACTGGTATGAGTGCTACATACGCCGCATATTTCGATGCTGCCAAAGCAATTGTAGTAGACAACACTGTATTTGATGTAGATAACGTTACAATCACTGGTGAACTTCTTCCCTTAGAAGTTGTTTCTATGACTGCTGACCTTTTCGAAACCGCAGTCGCTGCCACTCGTAACGTTGTAACTGGAAGTGACGGTAACAAAACCAACGATGTAGTAGTAAACATGTACGATAACTATGGTCTTCAAATCGACAGATCCGAAAACCCCGTACTTAAAACTGTACTCCAACTCAACGGTCACGAAAGATTTGCTGAACGTGACGGTGACTACTTCAACTACGTACAACCCTACCAAACCTTCAGCAACACCCCCAGAGATGGTATTAACGTATACTCCTTTGCCCTCACCCCTGAAGAACACCAACCTTCCGGCACTTGCAACTTCTCCCGTATTGATAACGCCACCCTCACACCTACCCTCGGACGCACTGGATCTACCGATTTCAAAGGCGAATACTTAGCAAGTGATTCCAACATCAACGTATACGCGTTTAACTATAACGTACTTCGTGTCATGAGTGGAATGGCAGGCTTAGCATACAGCAATTAAAAAGTTTACTATCATTTGGTGGTCTATTTTTGTTTTTTTGTAAAATAATAACGAGATTGTTTGTATCTACTGGCGACATAACCTTAAATATAATAAATTATTATTATATTTAAACTAAAGTTTGTAAAGTGTAATCGCACACAATATAGATTCTTTCTTAATTTCAAAAGTATAGTGATCTTTTAATTTTTGCATTATGGATTTAATATCAGAATTTTCCTGTTTGTATATTACAACTTTTTTAACAAAATCTGATCTTATACGTTGTACATATTTTTCATTAATAGTATTTTCTGGTGTGGATAATTCAATCGCTAATTGTTTTCCGGTAATAGTATTCATCAAAGTATTAAGAATTTTTTTATCTGTTTCAATACCATATTTCTTATTTTTATTTTTTTTACTTTCAGATATCTTTATTTTAGATTCTTCAGAAAGAACTTTCTTTTTTTTAGTGATTACAACATTTTCTTCTTTTTCAGTAGTAATTATATTTTGATTTTGTTCAATATCATTACTTTCTGATGATGAAATTATATTAATATTTTGCTCAGGTTCTACACTATTAATTTGCAAAATACTTACTTTTTTAACTTTATATTTATTATTCCTTTCAAATATCTTATACTGTTTTGACCATAATAATTTATTAATTTTTATTAATCTTGATTCATTTAATAAATGTGTATATCTTTTCATTGCATATTTATTATACCATTCATTATAAATTGTATCTACTGATCTCAATGTATTAATATTTGTTTCTGTAATATTATTATCAATTTCTTTTCTTAAAATTTTTAAAGAATCTCTAAATAACTGACCAAAATATACACCTCTTTTAACATGATGATACATGTATTCATCTTTACTTAATCCCAATAATGATAATGTTTTACCAATAATTTTAGCAGTAGGGTGAGTTTGATTTACTAATTTATTAACATCTACACCATTTAATGTTAAATATTGTCGAGATAATTCTAATGTTTCATTTGAAAAAGACTTTAACCCTTCTCCAGAACTATATCCAATAAATTTTAATTCAGGTATTCTATCATATTGAATACTTTTACCATATATAGACATAGTTGATATTCCTAATGGTATATCTTGATATTTATTATAATAATATTGTATAACTTCTTTACTATAACATAATTTTGCTAGTAATTTACCACCGCAAAAGTTATATCCAAATACAGTAGATGGTACACACATCATAATATTAAATAATTTATTTAATAGTTTATCTTCAAATTTCATATCTTTTGACCATCCAATATAATTATCTCTTCCACTAACACTAGCATAATCTGAACTTAATCCTAAAATTCCAATATATTTATTTGATGTTTCATCTTTAATAAGAATAAAGATTCTTTTACCCATGCCATTTTTCTTATTTTCAACATTTTTTCTAAAACTCGACAATCTAGCACGGTAAAAATTCCATATATCTCTTTGTTCAGAATTTTCTACAAATTCTAATTTAATTTTAATTTTTTTAACATCATCTAATTTACCATCAAATAACATATTAAGATAATAATTATCATCTTTACTAAATTCTTCTTGATATGGATTTACATCATTATTATCATTTGTAATTAATTTGATTAATTTATCATGAATTACATCTATCGAATTATCATCAATTAACATATTGTTTAAATTGTAATATATCTTTTTTATATGTAATATAAAATCATTATAATTTAATGTATGTTTTAAAAAATTACAAGTAGTACAACATGCTACACAATTATCTAGAGTATATCCCTTATTATTATCAAGTCTATCAATACCACTATATTTAACTGGTGAAGATTTACAATAATGACAATCTTTAATAATTATAGTATCAAAATTTTCTTTTGTTAATGTAAATTCTAATTTTCTTTCTAATGCCCCATGTTGATACTTAGAATATGTTACGTTTAATGGAAATTTAAATAATTCATGATGTTCATTTTCTATATTATCATTAATATCATATTTAAATGCTAAATGATGAATTATATTTATAAAATCATTATAATTTAATTGTTGTTTCATAAAATTACATGTTTCGCAACAAGAAACACAATTATATAGGTTATATCCATTATTTGAATTTTTACGATCAATTCCATTATATTTATCTAAAATTTTAGGTTTTCCACAATAATGACATTTATCATTAAAAAATTTATTAGCTTGTTCTTTTGATAATTCCCAATTTTTATTTTCAATTTTAGCATTCCTAGTATAATAGTTATTCATTCTAGTTAAATTATTACATTGATTTAAATCTTGTAATCTACATTTTGCACATTGCTTATATCCTTCAATAATTAATTCATAACATGATCTATTTGAACACATAGTATCATCTTTTTCAATATAATTAATATGTAATAAACAGTATTGATTATTATCAATAATATTATTTGTACAATTATCAACAGTGCATTTAACTCTAGTTATTTGTTTCTTTGAAACATTTTTTTGTCTAATTATTTCACAATCATTGCAAGTATTAAATATATCATTATTTCTTTTGAAATCATCATCTAGTTTTCTATCTCTACAACATGAACATTTTTTTAATTTTAATACATCTTCTGGTTTAACAACTCCTTCAAATTTATTATGACGTTTACAATAATTTAATGACTTATCAGTTCTTATTGAACATTGTTCATCTGTTTCAATAATCCAATTACATTGATGTTTATTTTTAATAGCTCTATCCAATGCTCTTTTTTGACATTCTGCACAAATTGTTAAATTTTCTATTCGTGGTCTAAAACATCTTCTACATTTATCTTCCATTATAAGTGATTATTATTTTATTTTATAAATAAATAATAATGTTTTTCAACTTTATTACCTATATATTTTTGTCTTTAACTCCAACGTTCTGAGGGTTTAATAATATTATTAATTAAACAATTAATAATATTAAATAATAAAATGGAATCAGATATAACACAACTAAAAAAAGACATTCATGAAATCAAACAAAACGTTAATAAAATTCTTGAATTAATGAATGCAGTTTATTCATTTGAAATATCTGAAGTAGAACCTAAAAAACTAGAACAAATAAAAGAACAACCAACTGAAAATGATCAATATGTATTATTTTTTGACGGATGTGCAAAATCAAATCCTGGACCAGCTGGTGCAGGTGCAGTAATATATAAAAATAATGTTGAAATATGGGGTGATTCAAAATTTGTTGGTACAAATGAAACAAATAATGTTGCCGAATACATGGGATTAATTTTTGGATTAAGAAAAGCATTAAAATTAAATATTAATACTATTCATATTAAAGGTGATAGTAAACTAATTATAGAACAAATGAAAGGACATTATAAATGTAAATCAGATAATCTAAAAGATTATCATGAAAAGGCAAAAGAAATTGCTAATAAATTTACTAAGATAACATATGAACATGTATATCGAGAGTTTAATAAACGTGCAGATGAGTTATCAAATGAAGGTGTATTAAAAGAAAAATGATAAATACATCCCTTTATCTAAATAAAAATCTCATATAAATAAATGTCCGACCCCACCCAAGAACTCACCCAACTCCACAAAGACTTTCTTCATTATGGAACCCTCCACTCATATTACAAACATATTCCAATCTACGGAAGACAGTACTATTTCTATAGAACAAAAGGATTACAACCAAAATCCAACATTATTTCATATGATGAAAATAATAAATTATATATTAGAGCATATAATTATATAGATCGTATACCTAATACAAAACGTGATGAATATGGATATGAACTTGAAATGCAAGATAAAGATACATATCATTGGCATTTTTTATCTGAGTATCAAGTTGAAAATTCTATTGAAAAAATAAAAGAAAAACTATATCCTGTAATATTCGGTCCATTCTTAGGTGGTATTATTAAAAGTAACATATGTGATGATTTTTGCGCAAATCATGGATTATTAATTCGTAAAAATCCTAACATTCATGATTGGATCAAAGAATTTTATCCAGAATATATTAATTCAGATTATCTAGATCAGGATTCTAAAATTACGATGGATATTTATCGTAGAGAAAATGATAAATATTGGGAAGAAATAAAATCAGCTTATTTAGCAGATTCAATTTAAATTATCTCCAATAATTATATGAAACTAAAAATAGTAAAATCTCATTTAGCTAATAAAAAATATGACGCAATATTTACATACGACGATGGTAAAAGTAAGGTAGTACCATTTGGTGCCTCAAATTTTTCAGACTTCACTATACATCATGACAAAAATCGCCGCACAAGGTATATAGCACGTCATGGAAAACACGAAGAGTTTAATGATCCAATGACAGCAGGGAGTTTATCCAGATGGATATTATGGGGTGATAGCACCAGTTTAGAGACAAATATAAGAACTTTTAAGAAAAAATTTAATTTAAAATAATAAATAATAATATATGAAAAATATCTTATTATATCTTGTAATCATTGTAATTATATATTTAATATACAGAAACTATACAACTGAAACTATGCAAAATTCACCAACTAATATCTTAGGCACACCCCTAGTGCCATGTTGCCCTACAGGAAAAGTAACTGGATTTTATCGTGATGGTAATTGTGTTACTGGTCCTACTGATACAGGAACACATGTAGTATGCGCAATTGTAGATGATGAATTTTTACAATTTACCAAAAGTAAAGGAAATGATTTGATTACACCGATACCGGGCAGGTTCCCAGGATTGGTATCAGGAGATAAATGGTGTCTATGTATTTTAAGATGGTTAGAAGCATATAATGCAGGTAAGGCACCAAAAATTATTGCAGAATCTACTAACAGTATTGCATTAAAATATACTACAAAAGATATATTAATGAAATTTATATTATGATATAAAGACATAACAATCAATAATATTGGATTAGATCTAACTTTTGATTAAATCAAATCTGCTTCCGATAGCTCAGTTGGTAGAGCGGGAGATTGTAGTGGAATATTCACTAAGAAATAATCCTCTCCAAGTCACTGGTTCGATTCCGGTTCGGAAGATAACAATGTTATCTTCTGAATTTTAAAATCTATACAGTTCTAAAAATGTCCACCATTTTTGACTTGACCAACTCTATTTCGAAAATCCGTACTATTAATAAGAAGATTGAGAAGATTGACATGAATGATCTTAATAATATAAATGCAATACAACATCTTTCAGATGATATTCTGACCTACGCCTCAAAACTCAAGGAAATCTCTGATAACATCATCAGGGATATTCGAGAGAACGGTCCTTCAATCATCTTAAAAGACGGTAGTCACATCCTCTGTCTTCTGCGTGATGACATGGTAAAGTACTATCTTTTGCGTTCTGATCTAGACACTATCAAGATTACTCAACCTCCTCGTTGCACCACCATGTCGACTCCTATACAGGATACTCACTACATTAGTGGATTTGGTGTGTGGATCTCTGAGGATGAGTCTAACATCATCATGAAGAAGCTTGCAGTGCTTTAAAAAAATTAATTTATTATATTAATTAAATTATTAACCAATTACAATATTTGTTACAACGGCAACCAGACAATCTTTCGCTTCAGTCTCCCAAATATCAAAATTATTTAGTTCACATATATAACTATCGGATTCATATATATCAATCATAATCGTATATAAATTACAAGGATGTGTATTAATAAGAATCCAATAATCATGTGTATCATAATTCTTTACTATATTTTCAGTCCAATGATTTACAATTGCATGAGAATAATTATCTTCAATTGAATAAAAAGTATAATGATTATTAATCATAGATCCATATCCAATAATATCATAACGTCTATTTTCTAATGTTTTTAAATTAGGTATATAATCCTTATCTACATATACGAGTGAATATTTAATATCATTTCCGTTAAGTACTTTTTTAGGCATTTTTATATTGATTTATTTTATAAATATTACTAATAAAATAAATAATTTTCAATAATTATTCTTCCTATCGTCAAAATAAAAATTGAATTTATTTTATCCAAATCTATTAATTATTACTTATAAAAATATGGAACCACAAGTTTTCCAAATAATACATATTACATCCAATCCAATTACAGAACCCATATTACAAATTAGATATGAAAATGGTCAATTATATAATTTATCTAAAGAAGAAATTTATAATAAAATACTAACAGAAAATCTAGATACTATAATAAAAATATCATGGAATAATAATAAAAGAAGATTTATTGGTCGTATTATAAAAGGTGATGATATGTATCCAGAAATTATTGCAAAATA